TGGTGGTTATCGGGTGCGTGATTCAGCTTACTGATATTGATATGTTTGATGGTGTAAGAGCAGGCATGACAGCCTTACCAAATGCGGCAGCAGACGCGGCAGGCGGTTTACCTACTAGTGATGCTGGCGGTTTAGATTTAGATACTTTACTTGGTTATTTAACTGGGAATGTAGCTTTAGCTTCTGTTTGTACAGAAGTAAGACTTGCTGAATTAGCAGCAGCCAATTTACCAGCAGATATTGATACTCTATTAACTCGTATTGTGGGTACATTAGCAGCTGGAACTCATAATCCAGCAAGTGCTGCTCAAATAGCAGTTCTATCAGATTGGATTAATGCAGGACGTTTAGATACCATTTTAGACACTATTGCAGCAGATGTTGTTAATATTGATGGCGCAGCAATGCGAGGTACAGATAATGCAGCATTGGCCACATCATTAACTACAGTTGATACTGTGGTAGATGCTATTAAAGTAATTACAGATGCATTACCTGATGCCGGTGCATTAACTACTTTAATAACTCATCTAACAGACATTAAAGGTGGCACATTCTCTGGTGCAACAGATTCCCTTGAGGCAATTCGAGACCGGGGGGATGCTGCCTGGATTACTGGAGCCGGTGGTACACCACCCCAATTACTACAAAGTACTACGATTGCTACATTAGCAACACAAACCAGCTTTACACTTACAGCCGGTAGTGCTGACGATGATGCTTATACCAACGCTATTGTTGTTATCACTGACAGTGTGACAAGTACTCAAAAAGCAGTAGGTACAGTTTCAGCTTATACAGGCGCCACTAAGACTGTCACTCTATCAGCTGATCCTGCTGTATTTACAATGGCTGCCGGCGATACGATAGAAGTTATCGCTGCTCTTGGTTCAGCAGGTAGTGCACCAACCGCAGTACAAATCAGACAGGAAATCGATACTAATTCAACTAAATTAACAGACATCCTTGCCGATACTAATGAATTGCAGTTAGATGATATACCAACTACCCTGGCTGCAATTGTTGGTTACGTTGATACATTAGAAACCAGGTTAACTGCTGCAAGAGCTGGTTACCTAGATGAATTAGGACCACTTAATATACCTACTGATTTGAGTAACATTAATACACTGATAGCTGCTGTACAAACAGACCTAGATAATGGTGTAGATGGTTTAGGAGCCCTAAAAATTCTTATTGATGCAATAAAAGCAGAAACAGCTTTAATTGTTCAAGATAGTAATGAATTACAAACTGATAATATCCCAGCTTTAATTGCCGCAGTACAAACAGAAGTGAATAAGATAGGTACTCCAGCAGGTTTAAGTATTGCAGCAGACCTGGCAGCAATTAAGCAAGATACTGCAACTATTGTTATTGATACCAATGAATTACAGGGTGATTGGACCAATGGAGGGCGATTAGACCTAATTATTGATGCTATCCTGGCTGATACCTCTGCTGAAGTCACATTATCAGTAACAGAGCGTAATGCTATTGCTGATGCAATTCTTGACCGGGATATGTCAACAGGTACTGATTCAGGCTCTACTACAGTAAGAACTTTACGTAATGCCGTGAGAGCCGGTAGAAATAAAGTAACTATAGCTGGTGGCGTGATTACAGTATATAAAGAAGATGATACTACCGTTGCCTGGACTGGTGTTGTTACAACAGCCGCAGGTAACCCTATATCGGGGGTTGATCCAGCAGGCTAATGTTTATATTAAACTACTTAAGAGGATGGACTAGTGGACCAAAAGAAGTAGCTTTGGTCTCTATAAATTTAGGGAATCTTTATATCACTCAATCCATTAATGAAGATTTAGCTGTAACTCAACAATTAAAAATGGAAATGAAAATATGATTGCTAATAAAAAAGATTTAATATTTGTTGGGCAAGCCATACAACTTCGTTTTACTATTGTAGACCAAGAAGGATTTCCTATAGACATTTCAGGAGCTAGCACTAAAAACATTATACTAAAACGAAAAGGAGCAGTTGCTTCAACTGTAGTTGGTGTATTTACCGGTGATGGTACAGATGGTGAATTAGAATACGATACAGTGACTACAGATTTAGATGCAGATGGAGTATGGGAAATACAGGCATTGATTATAATTTCTGGTAAAGAGTACCCATCATCTCCTATTAATATTAGGGTATCCCCTAGAGTAAAATAAGGATAAATCATGCCAGCTAAACTTCTTAGAGTATGTGAAGATTTTGTACAAGATGACTCTTTTAATGTGAAAGTATCACATAATCCGGTTATAGATTTATCTACAGCTGTATTTGAATTAGTACTTAAGAAAGACGAAAAATCTACTATTAATGCTATGAGTGTCACTTATGACATTGCAGCAACTATTATTGCTGATGCACCAGATACAACTGTTGCTGATAATGCTGCATTAGGTATTGCCTATATTCCAGTCACTCGGGAAGATACAAGTGCAGTTCCTGATGGGGAATATATTGGAAGTCTTAAACGAACTATTGGGTCAGAAACTAAAACTATTTTACGTACTGGTAAAACAGAGTATTCTAATAATGAGCCAATACCCGTAGTACCTGTGAGATGCTATAAAACACTTAAAGAAAAGGTATAATTTGTGGGTATTATTGTAGTTGATGATGGTAACCAAATTACTGTTACCTCTGAGGAAATTCAAGCTATAGTTGAAGGGCTAGAGCATACAGTATCGACTACAGAAACTACCCAAGCTATTCCAAACAATTCAGTAGAACAAGTAGTAGTTACTGATTCACCAGAACAAATGTTCATTGATGAGTCTGGTTTTGAGATAGTTGTCCAAACTGTTTCTGATACTATTGTTAAAGATTTATACCTGGTTAATCATAGTTCTACTTATGGATTAGCTAATGATGATCATCCCCAATACCATAATGATGCCCGGGGAGACTTACGTTATACCCCTATTAGTCATATCGTAGATGGTAATCCTCATAATACCCAGGCAAATGAGATACCTGGTATTAGTAATTGGGGTTTACGTGTTACTGCAGCTGATCAAGCATTTATTGAAGCTAATATGGGACCGGATGCTATTCCATCTACTCGTATTGCCTCATTGGTAGCCGGTAAAATTGCTGCTGGTATTATGGCAGCGAAAGTTTCTCTTGCGGATATCTTTACCGCCTCAGCCAATGGAAGTACTTTAAACGATGATGAATCAGGCCTGGCTTTGGGTAGTTCACGTATTCAGATGGGATTCATTGATGATGCTCTGGGAACATATATGCTTCGCCATTCTAATGGCTACGCTGATAATCATCCTTCCTACGTATCTAATTTTTCTGTTGATGATAATGGTAATGTCTCAATTGCTGGAGATCTTAAGATCTTGGCTGGTTCAGGTATTGCGAACCTTACAGATGCAGGTGCCTTAGCTACCCGAGATATAACTGTATTTTACCAAGCAACCGCACCACTTAATCCTATTACTGGTGATCTATGGTATGACACAGATAATGGTAATGAAGCTGCAAGATATAACGGTGTTACCTGGGATAGTGTAAAGGACTCAGATGTATTAATTGCTCAAAGTACTGCAGACGGTAAGATTAATACTTATTTCCAGTCTACTGCTCCTACAGGTCTTACATCAGCTGATAATGGTGATCTTTGGTTCGATGACAATATGCATGCTAGATATTGGGATGATCCAGTATGGGTAGATGCGCAAGATTCTCAGATAGCTCAAGCTATTGCTGAAGTAGCTACTGCTCAAGCAACTGCTGATGGAAAAATTACAACTTACACCGGTACAGCATACCCAACTACTGTAGAAGGTATTGGTGATCTGTTTTATAACACTTCAACTAAAGTTCAGTACCGGGCCCTGGTAGCACCAAGTCCTACTTCTGGTGACTGGGAAGTTGTGGGTAATGGTTTTGATGAGACTGGATTATTAACTGATACAGCTAATCTGGGTGGCACTGCTGCCTGGGATGGTGTTTCTGGTACCGGTAAACCAGAAGACAATGCTGATGTGACAGATGTAGGTGGGGCTAACTACGTCATTCGTGGATTAACATCTCCTAATAGTAATTCCGGATCATTAACAGTTGTGAATGAAGGTTTAGCAAACTGGGGGTTCACAATGCCTAGTTCTGCTGCGTCTACACAGTTAATGAATTTCGACTTACCACCATTACAAATTAATACTAATTATGTTTGCTCTTTTTGGGCTCGCAGTACTATAGCTGATGCAGACTTTAGATTAGATCTTTACCCTGATACCTTGCCAGAGTTTCTGGTAACAGTCCCTACGACTGATACTAAGTTTGAATTCGTATTTAATTCAGCAAATGCAAATATGGCCACTGCTGCATTAAGATTTTTTAAACTTACATCTTCAACTAATCCAACTGCTGCAGTTACTGTTTATGATGTTAAATTTGAAAAGGGTAAACAAGCCACTGACTGGACTCCGTATAATCCAATAGTCGATGGAGCTGATGATACTAAGAAAACTATGGATGCTACTGTAATAGTAGATTCTGGTGGTATCGTATTAAATGGTACAGCTGCAATACATACTTATCTTAAAGATGCTTACGGTGATGTTACTGGAGGTGTTTATTTAGGTTGGGATGTTACTGAAGCTGCTTATGTATTAGATGTAGGTGATGCATCTAATTATGTGCGTTGGGATGGTGTTTCTTTAGATATTGCAGGTACTGTTAATATTGGTGCTGGCTCTACTGGTTACGCTAATATAACTGGTATTCCTACTTCCTTATCTGATGTCAATGCTGCAGAAGGTACGAAACTTACTGGTATTGCTGATAATGCCGATGTAACTGACTACACAGACTATCGAGTATCTAATGGTATTACAGATAATAACGTATTAACAATAGCGAGACCGGTAGGGGCATCACTAAGTATTAACGCAAATAATCAAGATGGCGCCATCAAGATAACTTTACCGCAATCATGGACTAGCACCATGATGAAAATGGTGGTGGATGTATTTCAGTATGCAGCTGGCGCTTCATTTTCTATAGCGTTAGGTGGATATAACTATTCAACCTCTACTAACTGGAATCAAGAATTTGCTCAAATATTTGGAAACTTAACAGCTAATAACACAGTTAGGTTTGGGCATGATGGAACTAAATGCTGTATTGTTATTGGAGATGAAACTGATATAGGTATATGGGATTATCCAAAGATCTCTGTTAGAGATTTTCAAGCAGGCTATTCTAACTTTGCTTTATCTCAATGGGATGATGGCTGGAACGTATCTCTAATAACTAGTACAGCTGGTATAACTTTTACCGGCACTATTTCTGATGCCTTATTAGATGCAGCGGCTATTTTGGGACAAGGCGCATTAGCTACTCAGGATAGCTTGGCTTATAGTGCTTTAACTGGTACTAAACCACCGAGTAATGCAGATGTTACTTCTGATGAAATTGAAGCTACAGTTTCAATAACTTCAGGTGGCGTAGTTTTTGGTGATGGTATAACTGATGGTGGGGGTATACGTTCTTACTACAAATCATCATTTGCAGATACTGATGCTGGATTTTTCTTAGGTTGGGATACTGTTGGTGGTAGTGCTTATAAATTTAATATTGGAGATGTTAATAATAGCCTACAGTGGGATGGTACAGCCTTAACTGTTACAGGAAACATAACAGGTAGTGCTATTACTGGTACTACTATGGAAGCTAGTAGTATTAAAGGTTCTACAGTATATGGAAATGGTACTCTAACAACATCTGTGACAGCAGCAGGTGCTACAACAATAGATGTCGGAGATACCACAGATTTTACTGCTTCAGGTAAAGCTGTAATTGTACCCGGTGATGGTGTATCAAGAGATGAATTTAATTACACAGGTAAAACCGCTACTACACTAACTGGTATAACGAATAGGAGTTTTACTTCCTTACCTTCAGGTACGTATATTGCACAAGGTGAAGGAATAGCTTTATTACAAGATAGGAATGAGTTAGTAGTCACCCGACTTAATGGCTCATACAACGATATTATAGCTAGTATTGGTCTTTCAAATCATGATGGTGATGAAGTTATAGCCCAATTTGGAGGAACTTTTGGTAACCTACTCACGGGCATAATACCATTAAAAGTATTAGGTAATGAAATTGAAGCTGCTTGGTTACAAGGTAACCCCGGTACAGGTAAATCAGTTGTAACAATAAAGAATGATCAAACAACCAGTCAGGGTTGTGCTTTACAATTATGGCCAACTGCTTATACACCTAAGCCTACTCATACTGGAATAGCAGGTGGTTTCTGGGTGAGTAACAGTGGCACTTTATACTATTCACAAGGTAATGAAATAGCTCCCAAACCTGAATGGAGAGCAGTAGCTATGGAAGCTACACAATTGGCCCCACATGCCTGGCTAGAATTCAGTATGGTAGGTACAGCTGCTATGCATGCAAGTTACGGAATATCTGCATTTCTTGATTCAGGTACAGGCAAACCTACAATAACCTTTAGTGCAAATTTCATTGATATAAATTACGTGTTTATAGGACAAACAACCTCAAACTCAACTGGGACTGGTTCTACACATGTAATGGAAATGGATAATGATTCTCTATTAAAAACTGTTTCACAAATTCGATTAGAGACTAACTGGACAAGTGCAGGTACAAGTAGAGCAGCAGTAGATAATGTTCATAATTCAGCTGTATTTTTTGGAGTTTAAGATGAACCATGAATTAGAAAGAGTCATTATTACAATGGAAGATGGGTCTGTAGGAGTACTTCAAGGTGGGGATGGTATTTCCTATGAAGATCTAATAAAGGTAGCCCTACCAGAAGGAACAGTGTCTTATCGTAGGGCTACTATTAATGAACTACCAAAAGATCGTCTTTTTAGGAATGCCTGGGATGATAGTAATCCTGAAGATTTTATTGGTTTAGATGTAACTAAAGCAAAAGAACTAACACATACTATGCGTAGATTAGTACGAGATAAGAAATTTAAACCATATGATGACATCATAGTTAAGAATATTCCCGGCACTGATTTAGTAGCAGCTGAGAATGCTAGAGAAGATATAAGAAAAAAAGATGCTGCATTACAGATAGATATTGATGGTGCTAATGATGAAGCATCTCTTAGATCTATTATTGATGTAAATAAACTTAAAGATGAAAATGATTACTAATATAATACCTAAAGGTAGCCTAAAGGATAAACAATTAACTATAAGTTGTTGTTTGTACTACACTAATGTTACTGGTATAGTTCGCAATATAACTAGCTAGTACTACTTAATGATTAAGAGTAACTATGAACGAAGCTAACCAGGCACTACAAAGTAATAAAGAAGTTGATATTAGTGATGAAGATACTAAGAAGGGTTTACCTGACTGGGATAATCTTCCAACTATTAAAGACTTTAGTAACGACTTTGATAACGCTAAACCTGCTCATGAGACACAAACAACTAAAATTAAGACATGGATAGATAATCTTAATGTTGAAGGTTCTGCAAAAATTAAGAAAGTTAAGGGCAGATCCAGTGTTGCACCTAAACTAATACGTAAACAAGCTGAATGGCGCTATGCCAGTTTATCTGAGCCATTCCTTAGTACTGAAGACATCTTTAATACCGCTCCTGTATCTTTTGAAGATAAGCAGGCAGCAATACAGAATGGTTTAGTACTTAATAATCAATTTAATACTAAGATTAATAAAGTATCTTTTATTGATGAGTATATCCGTACCGCAGTAGATGAAGGTACAGTAATTGTACAAACTGGTTGGGATTTCGAAGAAGAAGAACGTGTAATTCAAGAACCAGTATTTCGTACTCAGGTAGTTACTGATATTCGAAAACGTGCTGAGCTACAAATAGCCGGGCAACCACCTGTAGAACAAATACAGATTGGTACTCGTCCAGTTACTAAGATGGTTACTATTAGAAACCAACCTACTGTAGAAGTGCTTAATTATAAAAATGTAGTGATTGATCCTTCATGCCATGGTGATATGGATAAAGCTCGTTTTGTAATTAAAAGTTTTGAGACTTCTATTTCTGAATTAGAAAGAGATGACCGTTACTTTAACTTGGATCGCATTAACTTATCCGAGACAACAGTATTAGGTGCTCCTGATCATGAGTCAGATGATGTTACCAATTTCAACTTTGAAGATGATGCCCGTAAATTATTCGTAGCTAAAGAATACTGGGGCTATTGGGATATTGAAGGTGACAACAAACTAGTCCCTATTATTGCTACTTATGTAAACCGAACAATTATTCGTATGGAGAAAGCCCCATTCCCAGATAAAAAATTACCATTTGTTGTTGCTCAATACTTACCAGTACGTAAATCTGTATATGGTGAGCCAGATGGTATGCTTCTTGAAGATAATCAGAAAGTAGTTGGTGCTGTAACTCGTGGAATGATAGATATCATGGGTCGAAGTGCTTCAGGTCAAATGGGTATTCGTAAAGACGCTTTAGATGTAACTAATAAGCGTAAGTTCGATAAAGGTATGGATTATGAGTTTAATGGTAATGTAGATCCACGCCAGGTATTCCATATGCATACTTACCCAGAAATACCTAAGTCTGCAGAAGTAATGTTAAACATGCAGAATGCTGAAGCTGAAAGCTTAACCGGTGTTAAAGCATTCCATAATGGTATTAGTGGTGCAGCACTTGGCTCAACAGCTACTGGTATACGTAGTGCGCTTGATGCTACATCTAAACGTGAATTAGATATCCTTCGCAGACTTGCTGAAGGTATAAAACAAATTGGTCGTAAATTTATCAGCATGAATGCTGAATTCCTGGATGAAGAAGAAGTAGTTCGGGTTACCAATGAACAATTTATTAAAATCCGAAGGGACGATTTGGAAGGTAACTTTGATCTCAAGTTATCTATTAGTACTGCGGAAGCCGATAATGAAAAAGCCCAAGAATTAGCATTTATGCTACAAACTATGGGCAACAATATCGACCCAGGTATTTCCAAAATGGTCCTAACAGATATTGCTCGACTTAGAAAAATGCCTACTCTTTCTAAGCAGATCGAAGACTATGAACCTCAACCTGACCCTGTTGCACAACAGAAAGCGTTACTTGAAGTAGAATTACTCAAAGCGCAAGTGTTCAATGAACAGGCTAAAGGTAAAGAAAACGCAGTCGATGTTGGACTCAAAGCAGCTAAGACTCAAACCGAGCAAGCTAAAGCTAAGAATCTTAACAGTGATGCTGACAAAAAAGATTTAGATTTTCTCGAGCAAGAGACTGGTGTGAAGCATCAACGTGACCTTGATATAAAAGATCACGATCGTGGAACTCAGTTAGACCTTAAGGCTGCAGATAATTTATTTGCGCCTAAAAGTAAAGGAGATGAAAATGCTCCAATCCCAGGGTTAGCCGCTTTAGGTTAATTATTAATTATCTCGTAAGAGGACACATGTAAATGAATACCGAAGAACAAATACAACAAGTTGAACTTAGTATTGAAGACGCGAAAGAAACTATTCGTGTTATGGAAATGTTGGCTAAAATGTCTGCTACTCCTGAGTGGAAAACTATTATTGGTGATGGTTATTTCCGTGATGAAGCCAGTCGTCTTGTGTTAATACGTGCTGAACCTTCACAACAAAGTCCGGAAGCCCAGAAAACTATCAATGATCAGATTACCGCTATCGGTCATTTACGTATGTACCTGAGCTCGATTATGCAAACTGGTATTGCTATGGAAGCTTCACTTGAAAGTCATGAAGAAGCTCTTCAAGAGTTACAGCATGAAGATGATGGTGAATAATCATGGCTGAAGAAGAAACAGATACAAGCACCACTACTGAAGAGGGTACAACTACTGAAGTTGATCCTTTAAGTATGGGTGATGAGGAATTTACAGAATTTCTTGCTAATGGTGGTATTCCTGAAGAAGGTACTACTGAAGAGTCTGATGATTCTTCTTCTGATGATGATTCGGATGAAGATGATAATGAAGATGTTAAGGATGATGAGTCCGATTCTGATGAAGACGCAGATGATGCTTCTGATGATGATGAGTCAGACGACGATAAAACTGATGAAGACGACGATGCTGAGGATGATAAATCTGAAGATGGTGACGACGACACTGATGCAGACAAGGAAGATGACGATAAAGAAAAAGACTCTGATAAAGATGAGGACGATGACAAAACTGACGCTAAAACAGAGTTAGCTAAGTTATTCGCTCCTTTCCGTGCAAACGGAAAAGATATGCAGGTTAACTCTGTTGAAGAAGCTCTTACATTCATGAAAATGGGTGCTAACTACAATAAGAAAATGGCAGCAATGAAGCCAGGTCTTAAAGTACTTAAGATGCTTGATAACAACAATTTACTTGATGAAAGTAAGTTAACTTACTTAATAGATCTGGATAAAAAAGATCCGGAAGCTATTAAGAAACTAATCAAAGACAGTGGTATTGATCCACTGGATATTGATGTGAAATCTAATGCGGATTACAAACCCACAGAAGATTACACTGTAGATGATAAAGAAGTGGAACTTGATGGCGTACTTGCTGAGATCAAAGATACAGACTCATTTGAAGACACGATCGATATCATTAAAAATAAATGGGACGATAAGAGCAGAGATTTTGCTGTAAGTAATCCCCAGGTACTTAGTACGATTAATGATCATGTAGCAACAGGCATTTACAAACGTGTAATGGATGTTGTTGATCATCAAAGAGCATTAGGTAAACTCCCGGGGCTTTCTGACTTAGAAGCCTATAAACATGTTGGTGATGCGATCAATGCTCAGGGTGGATTCGATCCAAAGCCTGATGATAGTAAATCTGCGGATACTACGACTGAAGATACAGCTACTAAGAAAAAGGTAACTGAATCTAAACGTAAAAGTAAAAAACGTGCTGCAAGTACGACCAAAAGCACCAGCAATAGTAAAGCTAAGGATGATTTTAATCCTTTGGCTATGTCGGATGAAGATTTCGAAAAAGCTATGGCTGGTAAATTGTAACTATCATTTATAGGTAAACAAAATGCCACAAATTTATAATGATCCAGTAAACGGCCAGGATTCGAGTGTAGGTACTCAGATCCGGACGGATATGTTCTATAAGAAAGCTCTTGTAGAAGCTGCTAAAGAAATGTACTTCGGTCAAATGGCTGATGTTCGTTCTATGCCTAAGAACATGGGTAAGAAAATTAAGCAGTACCATTATCTTCCAATCCTGGACGATCGTAACATTAATGATCAAGGTATCGATGCTTCTGGTATCAGTATCCTGTTCTCTCGTACTATCACAATCACTCCTGATGCTGCAGATGTAATTGTAGTAACTGGTACTGGTGTTGATGCTGCTGCTGCTCTTGCAGATGCAGAAGCTAAAGCTCTTCCAATCCTGAATGCCTTAGGTCATGCAGGTGGTGATTATGCTACTGCTGCTGCCGCTGCTGACGTAGCTTATACTGTTGACATCGTTGTAGCCGCTGCTACTAGTGGTGCTGTTTCTTTGTATGGTTCAAGCAAAGATGTAGGTACTATTTCTGGTAAGCTTCCAGCTCTGTCAGAAACTGGTGGTCGTGTTAACCGTGTCGGTATGAAACGTATCGAACTGGAAGGCACTATCGAGAAATTCGGTTTCTTCGATGAGTACACTCAGGAATCTCTGGACTTCGATTCAGATGCAGAACTGGAAATGCACATCACTACTGAATCAGTGAAAGCTGCTAACGAAATGACTGAAGATGCTCTTCAGATTGATTTGTTAGAAGGCGCTGGTGTTGTTCGCTTTACTGGTGGCGCTGCTGCTGTTAGTGATCTGCAAGGTAATGATGATACTGATCCATTTGGTACTGGTAATACCAATGATGCGGTAACTTATGAAGATCTAATGAAGCTGGGTATTGAGTTGGATAACAACCGTACACCTAAGCATACTAAGATCATCTCTGGTTCTCGTATGATTGATACTAAAACTGTATCAGCTGCTCGTTACATGTATGTAGGTTCTGAATTAATTCCTTCACTGGAACGTATGAAAGACTTACACGGTAACCAGGCATTCATCCCGGTTCAGCATTATGCTAACGCTGGTGATATTGCTCGCGGTGAAATCGGTTCTGTAGCCGGCTTCCGCATCATCGTTGTTCCTGAAATGATGAAGTGGGAAGGTGCAGGTGCACTTGTAACTACATTGAGTACTTCTTTCCATGAAACTAATGGTAAGTATGACGTATTCCCAATGTTAGTAATTGGTTCTGAGTCTTTTACAACTATCGGTTTCCAGACTGATGGTAAAACTGTAAAATTCAAGATCAAGCACAAGAAGCCTGATGAAACTCATGATCGCACTGATCCATATGGTGAGACTGGTTTCTACAGCATCAAGTGGTACTACGGTACTATGATCTTACGCTCTGAGCGTTTAGCAGTAGTTAAAACTATCGCTGAGCTGTAATCAGTAAGTAATATGGTGAGGCCCCACCCGCGAGGGTAAGGGGCCGATCCTTTATTAATAACAGAGGTATCACCCTCTTTAAAAGGTAGCAACAAAATGTCAGAAGAAGAAAATGTAGTAGAAGAAACAACCGGTACTGATGAATTAATTGCTCTTAAATCTCAGGCAGATTTAATGGGTATTAAATATCATCCTAATATTGGTGTTGATAAGTTAAAAACAAAGATTGCGGCTAAGTTAGAAGACAAGCCCCCTGTTTCTGAGCAACCAAGCATTGAAGAAGCTAAGGAAGCTGAGAGCAAAGAAAAATTAGAAAATTTATTGGAAAATCTAACACCTCGTCAGTTAATGGCTCGTAAGAAAAAGAAATGTTCTGAGCTAGTACGTGTGCGTGTAGCGTGTATGAATCCTAATAAAAAGGATTGGCCCGGTGAAATTATCTCTGTCGGTTCAAGTAAGTTAGGTACATTTAAAAAGTTTATACCATTTGATGCTGATGAAGGTTGGCATGTACCACGTATTATTTATGAAACAATTAAAGAACGTCGATACCAAGCGTTTGTTAAACGTAAGGGTCCACGCGGTAACCAGATTGTTGAGCCAAAGTTAGTTAAGGAATTCGCTGTAGAATTAATGGATCCTTTAACATCTGAAGAGCTACAAGAATTGGCATCACAACAAGCATTATCAGGTTCAATAGACCGATAATGAACTAACCCAGGAAACATTATGCCAGAAGTAACTATTAAAGAATTAACCACCGGTGATAAAGATGGTGAGGGTTTGTTTGAAAAATTGATGTCTTCAGTGGAAGCTCACTTAAATAATCAATGGGACAAACAAAGACTTAAAGGTACTGACTACGCTAATGTTTACCTGGGCTCTATGCAAACTGTAATGTCTACTGCTGCTCAATTTATATTAGGAGCAGATGTTGCAGATAAGCAAGCTCACTTAATTGAACAACAAACTCTAACTGAAGTAGAGAATACTAAACTTACTACTGCTAATACTTTAAATGTTGATCAACAACGTTTACTTACTGTAGAAGAGTTAAATCGTGTTGTTGCTCAAACAGCTTTAATAGGTCAGCAGTTATTAACTGAGGTAGAAAATACTTTATTAGTTACTGCTAACACTGCTAAAGCCAATGCTGAAAAAACTTTAATAGATAAAAAAGCATTAACTGAAATTGAAAATGCATTATTAGTAATAGCACAAGTTGCTAAATCTAATGCTGAGAAAATTTTAATAGATAATAAAGCAGCAACTGAGTTAAAAGTTGCATTGCAAATTGTTCAAGATACTGCACGTTCTGCAGCTGAAACTCTTAAAGTAGGTAAAGAAGAAAACTTACTTGATAAAAAGATTCTTACTGAAGTTGAAGCAGCACTTAAAATTATTGGTGAAGCAGCATTACTTGCACAGAAGAAAGAAACTGAATTTGCTCAAACAGCAGATACAATATCTGATGGTCTAACTCCTGTTGCTGGTACTGTCGGTGCACAGAAAGCTTTATATGATAAACAAGCAGCTGGTTTCGACCGTGATGCGGAACAGAAATTACTTAAAATCATGATGGATAACTGGGCAGTTCGTAAATCTGTGGATGGTTCTGCTATAAATCCAAGTACTAAAATGGGTGACGCTACTATTGATGCAATTATTACAGATGCACAAAATGGTTTAAGTGCTTAATAATGGGTGATATCTTTTCAGATGCCTGGGACTGGTTAGAAGAAGAAATTATTGAACCAGTTGTTGGAGAAGATAACTGGGATAGTTTTACTGGATTTGTTGATGATACCATTGAAGATATAATGGGTATTATTGGTATTGAAGGTGAGACTGTAGTTGCAGTTGAAGTTATTACAGTACCATTAATAAGTGATCCCCCTAAAAATCCTATACAAGGAATCATATTCCGTCATGCTATTGATAATAAATCTATAGCTGATGGTTTTAAAAGAGAGTATGTTACCGGTATTAGCGCTAGTTTAAGAAGTTACGCTTATTACGGTGCTAATACTTATGTGCATGGCATACCTACTAGTACTTTAAATTATTCTGACACCAGAAAAAGTGATGTAGAAACTGTTATAGCTTCCATTGAGTTAGAACCTGTAACTTCTTCATTTGTACGTCTTGCTGTTCCGAAAATGGATAACTGGGTACGCTGGTATTTACAAGAAAGTGAAATATTTAATTATCATACAGGTGTATGTAATATAGCTGGTGTTGACTGGTTATACACCGGTGCTGAACTTAATGGTTTAGGTACAGAATATATTGCTAATTTTTCTAACGTAATAATTACAACAACAGTTATATCACTGGATATTGTTATTAATACTGTAGGTGGTACTGAAACAACTACCACTACTGAAAAAACAGAAGTTACTGTTGATGATGGTACCAACCCTCCAGATGTTACAACTACGTATGGTACTCCAGTAGTTACTCAACAACCTGGGGATGGTAGTAATGATGGTGTATTTAATACTGGGTTAACATCAAATGTTGTAGAAGATGGTCAAACAACTACTATTACTGGAATTCTTAAACCATTAGAAGAATTTTATTACACTGTGATTTATTCTTTAGATTCGGATCCTACAGTAAATAAAGTATGGATATACAGAAGAGCTTTAGGAACATATCCAGCATTAAATATAGTGCCGGCTAGTGGTACCGATGGTACTGGAATGTTATCTATTGTTCCTGTAAGAGAAAATAACGTAAGTATAAATAATGATTTACTTTCTCCCGAGTATTTAACTACGTATGAATTACTTAGGAAAGTTGGTATAAATTTAGATACTATATTAAATAGTATTCATGATAATCCAGATATAGATTTAATAAGTGATGTCTTTATATTATTTGGTTTAAATGTTTATACTGATACTGTACATGGTAAACAGTTATTATTTTTATTATTTAATAACTTATTCACTAACTTAGCTATAGATATAACAACATATAATAATGCTGATTACCCTAAACCAGCTAATACTTATCATGTGCAAGAACAAAATTATAATACTCTTGTTAGATATAACTATATAACCAGAACATTAGATATTTTAGGTACTGTATGTCCTTTAGGTGAATGCACGGTATCACATACTATTTTACCTAATGAGCCTATAGTTGTTGATGAAGAAACTGATGAGGAAACTGGTGGTGATATATTAAGTTATATGACCATACAATACCAAATTACAGAAACAACGTATCATGAATTAAAAGTTCATGGTTTATACATGGTTACTTCAATTGTATCTATTGCAACAGGGGAAGCTAAAACTAAACTTGTAGCTTTAAGTGAAGATGAGGCGGAAAGGAATAATTTTATACTTCCAGTGTCTCATAATATGATTGATTCTTTTGAATTAACTGAAGAACAAGATTTAATATATGAAACATTGCATTTAGTTATTTACGCTCAAGACTCTCAATATTTAGAGTGGTATGAAACCCCAAGGTTTATTGGTTTAGTAGATGTTGCATTTAAAGCTTTAGCTATTTTTTCTTTAATTAGTGGTTCAGGCAACTTAAGTACTTTCCTATGGGAGCTAGGCAAAACATTATTAATACAGGCAGCTCTCGATGCTGTATTAGAAGATATTTTAGAAGACATAGAACCAGATGATGTAGATGCTCGTAATACTGCAGTAACATTACATGCAATCGGTACCTTCTATAACTGGGGTGGTGGTAGAGATGGATTATCTTTTGCTGATCAGTTATTAGTTGGTGTAAGTTCTGTAGGGCAGTCAGCAGCTATTGATATAGCCGATCAATTTGAGACTTTAAATGAAGATTTTGCAGATCTCAACTCTACCTATGAAGACCAGCAGGATGAACTCGATGCTATACAAGCTGGTTTAGATCCGTATTCTGATAGTGATCTGGAAGTATATGATGTATTGCAAGTTGTAGAGAATAATCCTTATGAGTCACCAACTGAATTTTATAGTAGAACCGTACATACCGGTAACCCTGGAGTACTCGCATTAAGTCAAATTGAGTCTTATGTAGACAATGCTCTTAAATTACCAGAATTTAAACCAGGTATTATCCGTTAGTAGTGTAGATTATTAACTGATATACTATTGAAAACTTACTAAGAGGACGCTCTTATGAACGGCAATTCATTCTCTCATTGGGGAAATGGCACATTTAATACTAATTTACCAGGTACTAATATTAGTTCACCTGGTAATGCTGGTAACTTCTTGGACTGGAGACCAGGTAATACTAACCAGCCAGGCAATACTGGACTCAATATAGGTGGTAGTACCCCTACCCAGATTAATCCTTGGACAGCAGGTATTAATGCTTTTAGTGGTTTAGCTAATACTTATTTAGGCTTTGAAAATCTTGATCTTAGTAATGAACAATTTGATCAGGCTCAGGCTGAGTATGGTACTAATCTATTTAACCAAGCTCAGACTATTAATAGTCAAATGGGCAATCAATGGCGTAATAACCAATTGGCACAAGGCAATCAAGTAACACAAGCTGATGTAGATGCTTATATAGCCGGTGCTGGTGTATCTGGTACTATTCTACCAGCTTAAGGAGTAGATTATGGCTAATCCCACTTGGAAAAATGTATTCGGTGATACCAATGCTGGTACCGCTGCATTAAAGAATGCTGGTAGTGTATTCAATAGAGCTTTCGATGATTTCGGTAAAGCAGCTGAAAGTTATCAAGCTCTTAAAGTTGAAGAGGACACTGCTGAACGTAAAGCTGGTACAGACCCGTTCTTAACAAGATTGAGTGGTGCTAAATCTGCAAATGAAATTGCGGCTATCACTAATGAGATTGCTGGTTTAGATAAGAGTTCGAATGTAGATTTTCTTGGTTTAAGTAAGGCAGCAAATACTGCTAGTAACAGACTACAAACTAAATCTGATGCTGACTTAACACGGGATTATTTACAGAGTTCCCGGGAGAATAATTTAAATCGTGCTAGCTTAGCTAACCAACAAACTCAAAGTGCGGTTAATGAAGATAACCGTCAAAGAAATATTCGTGAGTTTAACGCTGGAATTATTAGTAGTAATACCTCAGCTATTAAAAATATTGTTGATGGTACATCCTCATTAGATGATACTTTTGCATTTCTTACTAGTGTTAATAAACAGAATGTTGCAGATAATAAACTAAGTCCAGCTGAGGAAGCAGCTAACTTTAAACAGTTACGTAATTCATTTGGCTTAACTGATGATAAAATTATCGATCGTGCACTGTCTAGTGGAAAAATTAAGAAAGATGCAGATGGTAAAATTGATCAAGCTTCCTTATTTAACTTTACTAAGAAGTACCTAAAATCTGGTGAAGTAACTTCTGGATTACAGAAACTTAAAACTGATACCGGTATAGCTAAGCAAGAAGCTGCTGCTCGTAATAAAGCAGAACGTCAGGCTAAGATCGATGATAAATTACAACTTATGCGGGGAGAATTCCAAGCTGGGTTTGCTGATCCAGCTAAACGTGTTTCGTTAATCAATAGTGTTATTGAAGATGATACTTTCGATTGGTTTGGTACTACAGAAAGAGAAGATGCTTTTAATGCATTAAATAACGCATTTAGTAAAGGTCTTCCAGTTGATTCTGTATTGAATACTCTAGGTAAATTCTCTAAATCTTCATTCCAAGGTAATTTTGATTTAACTGGTTTTAATAAAGAAATCGATAAGTTATCAGGCGCTAAAGCTTTAGAAAGTAATATAAATCAGGAAGCTGTTTTACAAAGACAACTTGATAAAATAAATAACGCCCTATAATAATTAAGAGGCTATATGAGCACTAAGCTATTTGATGCACTCTCACGAGTGCAAGGTACAAATTCATTAGAAGAATACGTATCAAGAACTAATACAGTTAATGATAAAGCCAATAGTGTTCAATCGGCTACTAAGAGTAAACAAAAAAGTTTAGGTATCCTCTCTCCTGAGGATGAACTTCGTCGTCAAAATCTCGTTAATGAAATAAAAAATTTACGTACCCAACGTGTTGGACTGGAAGCTGATGCTAAAGGTATTAGTCGCCATTCTGATACAGATGCTCTAATGTCAGACGAAACTGCAGATACCTTAGTTGGTGGAACAGTAAATGTCGGTGGAGCATTAGTTCATGGTTTAGGCGCCTTAGCAGATTCTTTTACTGAAGCTCCGGAATTCATCTCTGAGCAGTATGATAAAACTATTGGAAGTCTTGACACCCTGGCTAGAAATATCCCGGGCTATGAAGCTTTGGATGAAGCATACCAGGGTTCTGCTCTTCAGAAAATTGCTGAAGGTACCGGTGATGTTGTAGATAAAGCTACAGAGTTATTTGCTGGTAAGCAAAATGGTTATGATGCTGATTTCACTGAATTAACAGATCCTCTTTATAACCAAACTAAAGTTAATCAATTTGCTGCTGAAGCTGGCCAAGCATTTGAAGATAGTGAAGGATTTATTGAAGGTGTCGGTAACATGCTAGTTACTGCTAAAAATAATCCTGTGGCTGCTGCAGAGCAATTTGCTCAATCATTACCTCAGATGGTTGCTCTTGCTAAAAATGGTATGCAGGGTGCTGCTACCTTTATTGCTATTACTGGGGAAAATGCTCGAGAGTCTACAGAAATATTTGAGCAGAAGTATGGTCGTAAACCAAATACAGAAGAGTCTGCAACAATTCTTGGTACCAGTGTAGCTGCTACTTTAATTGATACCGCAGCTTCTAAAATTGTTTTAGGCAAACCAGTATTCGATAAGGCATTAGGTACTGGCCCATTAGGTTTAGCTGTAAACCAAAGTTTAAAAAGTTTAGCAGCAAATCCAATTGTTAGTACTACTATGAAAGCTGCAGCTGCAGGTGTTAAAACTGTAGATAAAATACCGCTAACAGCTACCGTTGCTCGAGGAGCAAAAGGTGGTGCAGCGGAACCAATAGAAGAAGGCTCACAAACTATACTGGCTGAGTTAGGTGGCCAACAAGATTTAGATGTACTTACTGATAAGGACGTACAGAAAAAAGCTTATGTGGCAGGAACACTTGGTTTAGGTTCTGGTGTAGTTGGTGGTACCGGTGCACAAGCAGTTAAAGATTTACCAGAAAATATTGGTAAAACTATTGATGCTGGCATTACTACTAAAGACGCAGTAGCTTCTACTACTGATAAATTTAAGAGTGCTCTTAATAAAGATAAAGAGGCTGTTATTACCGAAGCTGTAGAAAGTAATGATCCAGATAAAGTTATTAATACAATAACTAATTTAGATATTACAGAGTTATCTGCTGATAAACGCAAAGAACACTTAAACCAGTTACGTACTGCATTAATAGAAGTATCTGATCGTACCTCTAAATTAGAGGGAGCTGAGCAAAGTAAAGCTTTAGAAGAAGATGATCGTAATACTGAAATTTACACAGATATGCTTAAGATACATAAATCTCTTAAGGATAAAGAAGAGCATGGTGTAACTACTCAGGAAGCGGTCCGTACTATTACTGCTGCTAATGAAACAGATTCTATTACTGATAAAGTTGTAGAGCGTACACTTGCGTCTATGCAAACTTCAAATGAGATTACAGAAGCTGAAGTTGATGCAATTTTAGAAAGTAAAATATTCCAAGATGTTGCTACCAAAGAGCAAGTTGCTCAGGTGGAGCAATATAAAGAAAGTCTTAAAACACTCTCTGAAGTATCAAATGATATTGCTAAGGGTAGTGAAGGCTTTAAAGGTATTACAGAGCAATTGGAAACTGTTCAAACTGCAGTGAATTCTGGAGATATTGAAACAGCTAAAAGTACTATTAATGAATTATCTGCATTCCAGGCAAGCCAGGAAAAGAAATTAAACTTATTGGAAACTGCTGTAGCTTCAATTACAGACTCCTCAGGAAAAATTACTGGTGAGACTACTGTAGATTGGCCGGGCCGTAAGAAACCATATTTTATTAATGCACGTACTCCTAAATTTATTGCTGCTGTTAAGAATGATATTGCTGGATTGAAAGTAGCCAAAGAGAAAGCTCAGGCTGCTTATAATGAAGGCTACCCCCTACCGGAAAGAAAAGCTGCAGAAAATTTACCGGTAAATAGAATCAATAAAAGTAATGCTGCTCCTATATTAGCCGGCTTACAAAATATTGAAGATAAAGATATTACCCCAGCTCAAGTTAAGAAACGTGCGAATGTAGAAGCTAGAATTCAACGTATTGCTGAGGGTGAGGAAGTATCGGCTGCTGCTGCAGATAACTTGGCTCAATTTGTTGCGTCTGTTACACGTAGATCTGAGAAGACTAAAGCAAGTAGAGTTACAGGTACTACTGAAGAAACTACAGCACCTACTGATAATAAGGTGGGTAATTACCGTGATGAGTTAGCTGGACTGGAATTATCTAATCCTGCAGCACATGCTCATCGTCAGAAGATAATTAAACGTCTGGAGGATGTATTAAATGCTGAGAGTAAAACGACCCTTAGTAAGGACGCTGAAACTTGGATTAAATCTGAAGTCAAAAAATTACGTGACTCAGAGACTGACAAGACAGTAGAGTTCAGTGCAGAAAGTGCTATTGCTGAATCTATTTTAGTGAACGGCTTAAAAGCTACTAAACAAAAATTATCTGATGAAGATTATAAGCATACCAGTGATAGTTTATTACAACGTAGTACTAAGAAACTAACAGGACTACTTAATGTAGTGCCTGATTTATTTAATAATTTAACTAGTGATAAAGTTACTAATAAGTTAAGTGAATTATCTGAACCCCAGACCGCTACGCTCACTGGGCTTCAGAAATTCAATACTTTATTTACTAATACGGTTTTAGGGGATAAAGCTACTAAACCATTACTTAAGTTCTTAGTTAAGAACTCATTAGTTTATGATGAAGATTTAGTTAAAGATCCGTTAGGTTATCTGATCCAAGTGGATCTGGATGGTAACCGTACACTTAACAAAAACTTACTAAGTGCTGCAGCTATCAGTTCTTATAATTGGTTAGGTACTCAAGGTAGTCGTACACTATTTAATGATGACGAAGCAATTCGTAAAATACTTCGATATGAAGATAATATAGACATTACACCTGACGAGCGAGAGTTATTACAACATGCAGGAACACCTCGTAATAGTTTAGCGGAGTTACTTGGTAATGATATTTATAAGCAGCTTGGGTTACAAACTAAAGTAACTACTGACGGTAAATTAGAAGCAAGATTAAAGTTATCTCTAGGTGAGTTAGCTATTACTGCTATGTTGAATAATGATTTTGTAAGTCAAAAAACAATTGAAGCAGATGAGTTTAAAGGTATCTCTGAAAATAACGAATCTAAATCTAATTTTATAAAAGTAAATAATACAAAAATAAATCCGAAGTCAGGTAAAGCTGAACTTAATCGTTTATACCCATCTAAAAAGATCACTTATATTCGTGATAGTTTAAAAGATGGTAAAGGTTTGCTTGAATCATTATTTGGGGTCGAATCATATGAAGTCAAACCACTTACTGAGAAATCTACGCATGCACCTAAGAAACAAAAAGGTACTAACCAAAATGTACCTAAGGATGTTCAGGACACAATAGTTAAAATGCAAGCAGTCGAGTGGTCTGCTAAACAAAATATGTTTGATGTAATTGATTTCTTAGGGGAAGCAGACCTATTAGAAATTAATGGTTACAACAATGATATTGAAAACACAGTTCATATCTCTGAGCAGGATAACGCTATAGGTAAGAACGAAGCTCTCGAGCGTGAGATTGGGCACATATTTAATTTTCAAGAAGAGCATGCTGATGATTTAACTAAATCAGTATATTTCCAGTATGAAGCTTGGAAAAATGGTCGTATTGGTGATACCAGTAACACGATCTCTTTACAGAAAAGTAAAATACACCGCCATGTATTTGGTGCTAAAGCCTGGGAAACTACAATCGATACTGCAGAGCTCCGGGATGAGTTCCGTTATGCTATTGGTTTAGCTTTTGGTTTAGATGTAGATTCACAGCCGGCCCTTAAAACTTTATTAGAAGTTGAATTACTAATAAATAATGAAACTGTACAAGCAGGTGTTGAAGCACTTAAAGCAGTACAGGAAGGTAATGGTACAGCTGAACATAAGCAGTTAATTAAAGATGCTATTTCTCATGGTGGGGAAGGTATGCATACGCTTGATGCTTTAATAGCATTAACTCAATACCACCCAACTAAACCATTTACTACTAACCTGGCAAATGAGACTGATGGTAAAACCAGTGGAATAATTATTGGTACTATCCAGGCTATGACCGGTGCTGACGATCTTGCTAAGTTAAATGCTGGTGGAGTATTTACTGATTTAACTATGGTTGACTATGGCCAGTACAAAGATGAAGGTGGTAAAGATAGTTATGAGCGTTTAGCTATTGGCTGGCGTAAAATGTTACAGCAGGTAGATAATCGTAAAGATGCAGCTGCAGTTAATAAATTAGTGGGCTCTTTCCTGTCAGATGCTAAGAATGAAATTGTAGCAAAGACAGCTCGTAACTTAAGTAAGAACCCTTTGATGATTACTAACTATGGTTCAGCTGTAGATAAAGTAATTGAAGAGTTTAGTAATGATATTATTAAATTAATTTATTCTGACGTTATGAAACATCGTAATGATCCAGATAAATTAAAAGTAGTTCAGACAACTCTAAATGGATTGCTAGGAATCAGCGATAAAGATGTTGCTCGCCAATTATTAAATGCTATTCCTGGTGGTCAGAAAGCATTGAATTTTGAGCTTTCTTCAGAACAAATTAATCTCATTAAGGGTAAAGTCACCGATACATATGGTGTTGCTTTAAAAGCAGCATTAGATGAGCAATTCGGGGATTTCGTTGTATACCGTAAAACTGTAAATGACACCATGAAGGTAATGTTTAATGTATTTAAACAACTTTATGATGCCCGGGTTGAACAAGCTGTTGTTGATAATAATGGTAAAGCTCTTACTGAGAACCAAAAGAAAGCTGTAGCTGAAGAGTTACAAGCATACCAACCTACGTTTAAAGGGCCATTATCTGAGAATCGTCAGGAAGGTATTCTTGGTATGAAGACTGTGTTATCCAGAACTTATACCGAGGATAACCAGGTTACTCAGGTTTATAATGAACCTGTTAAAAACACCCTAAATATTAACACTGGTGAGGGCACTAAACAGGTTACTGGTACTGTGTCTCAGCGTGAGTATAAAGATGGTGGTGTGGCGCCTATGATCCTAGCGATCCATTCGATCGATAGTGCAGTCATACAGGGTATGCTTAAAAATTTCGATGCTCTAAATGTATTTGATGCCGGCTATTACAAACTAGATGATGTGGTTGACGCTACTACTGCATTTAACAAATCTTGGATTGATGTCAATGAGCAATACTCTATTTTGGAAGCAGTACATGAAGCCTTTGTAGATTCTATGGCTCAGTTCCGTCTGGAAGACCCAGCTGCTTATAGCGCATTCAATACGCAGGTACAATTGGATTATTCTGCTGGTACCCAGGGGCGTTCTATTGAAGAACTTACTGCTGATTTATCTACTGAAGTATCAGTTTCAAAAGAAAATCGAGATAAGTTATTTACTGGGCCAATTAATGTAGCTCAAATGCCTCACCCGGGTGCTACGTACACTCATAATGCGCCTGTGGAAGCTCCGACTGAATCTGAGATTCAGGAGGCTATCGATAAATTATTACAGTCCATTCCGGATGCGATTGATTTTGATAACTTTAATAGTACTTTTGAGCGTGATATCACATCTCAGAACACTGTTACAGTATTTAATGAACTTAAGAACTTAGGTAATGTTAAAGATCCACAGACACATACTACTCATCTTAAGAGTTTACTAACTGATTTGGTTAACCGTGTATTAAACCCGGCCCAGGAATTAGAACTTAAACTTAAAGAAGATGGTGATGTTACCTACGGTGCCATAAAAGGTAATAAGGTTTATATCAACTCAGCTATTGGTAATGTTGGTAACGCTACACAGATGAGTGCGCAGGAAACGTATGTACATGAGTTAGTGCATGCTATTACCCGTGAAGGTGTTGATGGTAACTTTAATATTCGTAAGGAACTATTAAAAGTATTCCGTGAAGCGAAGAAAGTAATTACCTGGGAAGATTTTATGGCCCGGGATGCTCAAGGCAATATTATTATTGCTGTTAATCAACAAGCAGAAGAAGCAGCTGCTAAGGCTCGTTATGAGTATATATTCGAGAATACACAGCAAACTGAAACAACTAAAGTTGATCCTAAGACTGGTCATACAATTCGTGAGTCGAGTAATAACTTCCTTCATGAATTTGTGGCTCACGGACTCACCAATCAGCAGCTACTTAAAAAATTATCACAAGTAGAGGCAGGACCTCAACGAGATACTAAACACGGATCCCTAAAAGAAAGACTGGAAGCAGCCTTCTTAAAATTACTGGACTGGTTAAGTGGTAGATTCTATGGCACCCAGGGTCTGAAAGCAGATCAGGCATTAGTACGTCTGGTTGAAGAGATGACCGGTATTCATACTAAGAATCGTACAGCTCTATACAAAAAGCTGGATATACTGCAGGGATACAATGAAGAACTGAAGAATCATTTAAATAATCTGATTTTCCAGCCAATCATTAAATTCCATAATGAACGTTTGAAAGATAGTAAATCTATTACGGGTAGAGCTCTAAAAACTATTACAGGCCTACCGGTATCTGCTACTGCAGAAAATTTTGGTAAAGCAGTCAAAGCTGTATCACGTAATCTTAAGATTGCGGAGGACAGTATGTTAGTTAAGTTGGTTCGGGAAGGTGTAGGTACTACTAAGAATAATATTAAGTGGCACTCAATGCTGCGTTATTCTAAGAAATACATTGACCAGGCGCGACGCCATGAAGCTGAAGAGATAACAGCTCAGATCATCAATACGTTCCACACAGAGTACACAGAGCAGGATAGTGCGGCAATTAACCGTGCTGTATTGAAAACTGACCTGGTGACCCTGTTAGAGGGTGGTATGGATATTAATGATGTAATAGACCTAATGGAAAATCAGGTGAAACTAAATGACGCTATCAGTGATACTAAACTTCAGTTGGATACTACTTTTGGCAACAGTGCTAATTATTATATTAATCAGGCTAGAGGATTAGGTGAGCTCATGGCACAGGGCACAACTGAAGCAGATGCTACACAGATGCTCAATGCCCACAATATAGCCAATATGACGAGTTTAGGGGAACGTACACCCAATGGGGACACTAAGCTTGCAGAACAGCTTATAGACCAATTAGCTACGTTATATGCATTAGATTTCACAGAGAATGGAAATAAGAATGCAGCTGCCCGGGTAATACGTGCTGAGTATGCGGCAGATTCTACTGATAATGGAATTTTGATGACTTTGAACTTCCATAAAGGATTTAAAGAAAATGCCTTAAATCGAATATTTAGTGGTAAAAAGGGGCTTATGATAAAAGGATATACTCATGAAATCTTTAATCCAAACACAACAATACGAGTTGGCACTAAAGATGATGAGGCAACTCTCGCCCTCGAGGGATTCACACCGGTATCGGAACTTAAGAAATCTGAGATGGACCCGAATACGAACACATCCGTACTTTATATATCTAAGAATCAATCGACAGATACATATTTGAAATCAATTGCTTCACTCACAGACCGTAAAGTAAAAGGTACTACCCTGGCTGATGCTTACATAAATGAAGGTGATAGTACTGCTACTCTGGATGCATTATTAGACCGTAATAAAGTAATGGATGCAGCTGAGAATAGAATAGATGCTCAGTTTGCTAACCCAGATGTGACTAAACCAAATAAAAGCAGACGTAAACGGTATGGAACTCTGGTACCTATCACTAATGATAAAGGTGCAACTGTTGGCTACCGGTACATGATGTCTGAAACCAATAAGGTTAAATTACTGGAGAAGGATGATCGCTTTGATGTAATCATGGGTAAGATGTATGGCAGTATTGTAGATAAAGCTAACACTGTAGAAGTAAATCGTAATGTACTTAAATTAGCTCGAGAAGATTATATTGAGGGATTTGCTGAGGACCCAGCTGGATTTGTAAAAATTGGTGAAGATAGTAAGGATGAACGCTATAAAGAAATTTACAACATGATGCCTGATCAGATGAAAAAAGATCTTAAGGCAATCTGGGGTGAAAATAATATGGTTGTTCGTGAAGAACTTGTGGATCTGATTTTTGGATATCGTAAGTATTCACTTGAGGAGTTTAAGTTATTTGGTAAAGAAGCTGGTAAGCATACTGCACAGTTAATAAATGGTATTGCGAGTACTTTCTTTAATATTAATAACTTCTCAGGTAAATTTGGACAGACATTACAAGAAGTTGTTAGTGTTGCTAAAGACAATATTGTTATTAAGTCTGGTGTTGTATTACTAGGTAATATTAACAGTAACAACTTATTACTATATGTTAAAGGTGTTCCATTAAGTGATATTGTTAAGCAACAATCACTAGCACTACGTGCACTTAATGATTTCATGACTGAGGTAAAAGAAAAGAATGGTTTAGAGCGTAGATTAAAAACTTATGATCTCTCACCTGGTCAACGTAAATCTATGGAAGCAGAAGTAGCACAGCTTAAAGATAATATTAAGAATAACCCTGTTAAAGAATTAGTTGATGAGGGCATATTCCAAAGTATTACTGAAGATGTAAATGTTGATGAATCTATATATGGTCAGAAGGAGCAACTACTACGTAAAGCTCAACCAATTATCGATAAGATACCTGGTCTGGGTATTGATAGTTATAAGCAAGTTTATATGACTCATGATACTGCAGCTTATAAATTATTATTACGTGGTACACAGTATAGTGATTTCATTGCACGTTACGCTTTGTATCAACATAATATTAATACTAATAAGATGCCTAAAGATGAAGCGTTAGCAGATATTATTGAGACATTTGTAAACTATGACATACCAACTGGTAGAGAAATGCAGTATATCAATGATGTAGGTTTACTAATGTTTACTAAATTCTTATTCAGAATTCAGAAAGTAATCTTTAAAAACTTTAAAGAAAAACCCGCAACATCCCTTGCAGTATATTCTCTACAAGAAATGTTCGGGGACGTATCAGATATCGCTGATTCAAACTTGATCACCTCAAGCATCATAGGGAGACTTAACACCCCATTGGATGTGATTGATTCAGCTACATACCTTGGAGGCTACGAACTACTGGATGGAGTAGTTCAATAATTACCTGGCATCGGGATGATCTTTAAGATACTTCCGGTGTTCAGATAAAACTTTATAAACTACAAATGCGATAACAGCTGTAGTTACAGTAATTATTAGAAAAGGGATTATCACCCATAAAGCTAGAATTACTACAACTACTATAGCTGTCTTGATAATATCCCAAATCATAATTTATTCTGGCTTATTGAATAAACCAACAGTTGCTGGTTCAGAATTTTCACTTTCTTCAGCTACAGGTTGTTCTTCTTTAACAGGTGTTTCAGTTTCAGTTACAGCAGCAGGTACTTCAGTTTGCTTTTGTTCTGTATCAGAAATAGTAACTTCAGCAGAATGACCTTTACCTTCACCGCGACCTGCGGTTAATTTGATAGTGGCAGTTTTACCTTCCATTTTCATACCAAGTTTCTCTACGTAATCACGTAAAGCTTCCTCGATACCATCATTTTCTAACTTAATTGTGATAGACATAATGTTTACCTTGGTTAATAAATATTAAAAAAATTGTGGGGTGTCCACATACCTTGCTGATTAAACTGTGTATCACGTTAGCTACAAAGGTATATTCATGTGGACTTTATGCGGTCTTCAGAAAGAAGGATATTTCCGTTTTATTTGAGTTTAACGGAACCCCCCCTTCTAGTCCGGTACTTAGGCATATGATCTTTCAAGACTCAACTCTCTAATTAATCTGCCGTATTTCCCTTCCGGTAATCAGCTTACAGATTCTATTTCCAGCCGTATTTAATTTTATCGGCTCTATATATTCTTTGACGATTGTTCCAACGAGCTTTACCTTTAACACGCTTGCTTGTTTGGAAACGTTTGATAACATCGCGGATTCTATCAGCTCTTTCTTTTGGATCTCTGGCGTACCAAGAGTCAGTTTTTATATTTTTTATATATTTACGTATGCCCCAATCTTTTAAAACACCAGAATGTTTTTTAGATAAGTGATGATCAGAATAAAAATTCAGGAAATTATAGTTACGTTCACATTCCCATTTATCTAAAATATCTATAAGTATTACTGTGTTATCTTTTACATCAGCTGGGTATTTATTAAGACGTTTTAAACCTTCAACTACAAAATGCTTTGCTCTATGAATAGCAAATTCAAAAGCTTCTTGATAACGTTCATCAGGTTTACGTTTAAATTTAGCACACCTTTTAGCTTCATCAGCTACTGCTGCCTTCATCGACTGGTAACCGGTGGACTTTGCTACTAACTTCCAATTTATTTTCATGGGTAGTCCTCAGTGATTTAGGGTTAAGTGTAATTTGTAAAGTTTTTGCAATTTTAAATAGCTTATCTCGAGCAAGCTCGAAGTCTTCTTTATCAAGTCTATTACCTCGAATAACACTTTCAGCTTCATTTAACTTTTGCATTATTAGGTTAATATTATTCATAGACAGAATCTCTTATTAAAAAAGTTCCCCTCGGGGGGCATACTCCCGTAGATGAGAGGAACTAAACTGGTTTTAATTTATTTATGCTTAAGCATACAATGGTGAGCAATCATTAATGCATCACTTCTACCATCTAACAATCTACCTCTAGGAGTATGAATTACACATTCCGGATACAATTGTTTACATTGGTTCGCTACTAATTTTTTAAGTTCAGCAGGAGCTCTTTTTTCTTTTGGTTTCTTAGGTGGAATACCAACTGCTTTCTGCCAGGCTTTAGCTTTAACTAAATCAAGTCCAAAAGAAGTTTGTAATTCAAGTAACAACTTAGCTGTGTAATAAGCACCACCAAAACTAAAGTTTGATTTTGCTGACATACCAAATAAGCTACGAACATCTTCAAGCATGGACATCTTAACATTAAGTGTCTCAGCTGCTTCTGTTAACCACTGGTGCTTTTCTAGATTAGTGCTTTTATCATGATCCAGAAAAAATATTTCGATTGGTTGGTTATCAGGAACCTTAAGTAAACATAAGGCTCCCGATGCACCAGGGTCACAACCAATAAAAGCTGTAACCTTTTTCATTACTCTTCTCCAGTATCCGAAGAATCATCTTTACCAGACTCATCAGTACCTTCTACAGAATCTGAACCATCAGTACTAGAATTGTTATCTGTGCCGGTGCTACCAAAGCCACCTTCACCACGTTCTGTTTCATCAAGTTCATCAACTGCTTCCAGAGTAGTAGGAAGTACCTGTTTAATCCGCATCTGCGCAATGCGGTCACCATCATTATAGAAAAATGGTTTATCGCCTGTGTTTTTGAGAATAACTTTTACGTCACCACGATATCCAGCATCAATTATGCCTGGAGAGTTAAGAATAGTGATGCCTTGCTTAGAAGCTAAGCCACTACGTGGTGATATGAGTGCTTCATAACCGTCTGGCAACCCAAGTTTAAAACCAAGATCTAATGTAATACGCTGACCTGGGATTAATTTAGTAGTGTTGCTTTTGTTTTCTAAACAAGCCATGACATCATAAGCAGCATCTGTATCGTGTGCTTTAACTGGCATGTACTTATCATCAGCCACAACTATTTGGATTGAGGTGTTTACGTCTAAACCGCCTTTATCTTTTTTGGATTTACCCATTGATAATTTCCTTAGTTATTGAGAAAAATAATATAAAACTCCCCCTCCGGACATTCCCTCCACATGTAGACTCACTTAAGTGGTGTGGGAACCAAAACTGCTATCTACGCGGGCTTCCTTAATAGGGGAGCAATCTTATTTTTTTGGTCGTATTTAAGTGGAAGAAAACAGAGTTCTTAAAAAGACTACCACTATTCCCGTTTACGCACCCCACAAATTCAATAGGGATGACTATTGTAAACTGGTGAATTAAATTTTTAAAAGCACTCCGTTTATTTGAGTTATTCCGCACGGGAGGAACCCGGTACCCGTGCCCCGGGCAGAAGTGCTTATAAAAATCCCCTCCACCTACCAGAGTAAGTGAAAGGGTAGACCACCTCTTTAGAGTGGTCGGACATTACCCGTACTATTGTAACGCCCCGGACTTGCTGATTTTCACAGTGAGGATGATTCATCCCCTATCTTTATCCTTGCCCAATCGGAGTCTCACCAATCGTTATGCTAACACTACTCATCTTAACAAGGATCAAAGAATTTTAGCCGAATAATGGTTTCTTTTCAGCACTATCTGCAGCAGGAGCAGCACCTGGTAAACCAGAAGTACCTTGAGTACCGCCACCTTTAGCTTTGTTACGAGTGTTACCCTGATTCTTAGCAACCCACTTATCGTAGAATGCAGCTTCAGTAGCGTCAGCACGAATTTCAGCAACAGTTAAGTGATCCTTAGTGCGGAAAACTTTATCAATTTCGTTTTCTTCACGAGTTTCACCTGATGGCTCATACATACCAGTAGATGGATTTTTAACATTCTTATCCACAATCTGTTTAACCAGGCCAAGAGTAATTTCTGAACCCATTAGTTCAGTAAGTAATTGCTTCTTAGCTGGTGCTTCTTTACGAAGTTCAGAATTCCAAACATTGATAGTTTTTTCTTCTGTTTCAACATCTGCAATTTCTTTACCAACAGAAAGAAGAGCAATTGCATTAGCAATATTGAAACCAGGAAGATAACGCTTCTCACCAGTTTCTTTACCATCTTTCTTAACCATGTAGTAATTCTTACCGCCTTTAGCAGTACCAGAAGTTACATAAATAGTTTGGCGTACAGAACGACCAGTAGCATCAGTGAAAGTAAGATTAACACTGATAGCACCAGATGCTGCAGTATCAAAATATGCCATGTCAATTGCCATTGCATATGCATCAGTATCTAGTGGACCGTTACCACCTAATACGTCATTTTCTTCTTCAATTGATGAGTCGGTTTTTAAGTTTTCTAACATTTTAATTTACCTGTGTTATTTATTAAGAGTAGTAATCGTGTAACTTATCGATTACATGTTGAACGTCATTATCAATGAATGTTTCTTTAGCAGTCCACATACCTAGACTACTTCGAATACGTTCATTAACAGTTTTTTTAGTTAAACGAGTTTGGAAAACATACTTAAAGCCAAGCATTTCTTCTTCTTCTGTAATATTTAACAGATCAGATTCACACTCTTCTAAGGCTTTAAGTGATACTTTCTTGGTAGATATAACAGTACTGAAGAAACTTTCAATACCAGTATTCATTAATGAACCTTTAACTTTAACGATAGTCTCGCTAATCATATCTTCATTAATGACATCCATTGTATGTGCCAGGAAAATAACATTTTTTGTAGACTTAGCTACATACTGACTCATCAATGTTTTAAAGAACTGAGCATATTGTCCCCAAGCCTGCATTGTATTGCTGGAGTTGAGAACATATACACTTTCATACATGTCCATCATATATGTTGCAGTATCTACAACAATAGTATGAATATCTGGCATGTTTTCAGCTTCAGAAAAAGCTTGATAAATATCCATCGGATCAGTAATGGTTAGTTCTTTAAACTTACTTTTGAAAGGTAGCTTCTTATTGTTTTCACAATTAAGATAAATTACACCTTCAGGATTTTTGATACCTCGTAAGGCTGCACTCTTTCCCGTTGCAGACTTTCCACTTATAAGTACCAAATTATCATTCTCGACTATTGCAGTCATAGCTACCTCTCTAGTTACTGTTTAAGTCACGTTTAGTTACAGCTTTAACAACTGAAACCATAATCGTATTACTAATTTCATCTTCTGGTAAAGGATCTTTCAATTTACCATTGAAGCTTAAAATAGCATTACGCACACCTTCTACTGATTCACCATTATCAACCAATGCCAGAGCATATCTGATTATTTGGTTAGAACGATTGCCAGTAGTGGTATTCAGATAGAACCAACGTTCCATATTATTTAAGGAATTGTTGTCCAATATTTTTTGTGACTGCTCTTCTTCCTTTTTAGTTTGTGGAATGAATAACATTGCATCCAACAAATCACCATCCTGGTATTCAACAGTACCATTAGGATAAGTTTCCCATTTACGTGCACAATCTTTAGTAGACTCATCAGTATCAAAGGGTAACCAGTTAAATACATTCACCATGAATTTAGAATAGCTAGTTGCGTCTAACTTAACGATATGACTTAATGGGAAAATAATTCTGAATCGATTTTCCTGAGGCGTATGTCGTTTAGTTGTAGCAAAGAAAGCTTTATAACCTTTCAATAACATTTTAGCTGTACTTAAACTTACACCTTCATCAATATCAATAATAGCAAGATTAAAACCTTGGATTAAATTAATACTGTTACGATGCTTGTCTTTAAAGTGATGAGCTGCGTAATGGTAACCATTTAGAGTTGTTAAACGATCTAACTGATCAAATGGTGCATACTCAGGTTCAAAACCCTGAGCAATATCATTACTGTAAGAAACTATCATCTTACTAGTGTCAGTCTCTTCCATTGACTCACCTTCAAGGAACTCAATACCATCCATATAAGAACGTTTAATAATAATATTGTTTTTATATCCCCAGGCTGTAGCTAAAGACATCATATCTCGTTGTTGAGATGTTGTGCCTTTGAAGAAATTTAAATCTTCAATTAAATCTACATTAGTGAGCTCACGATTAGCATTAGCAATATACTTAGCCAACTTAACGTAAGGACGTTCACGAGTCATAATACGATTAAAGGCTTCACCAGATTCTTCTGCTAACTTTATTGCAGGATACAAGTGCTCTTCTTTAACTTCATGGCTCCCATCAATAAATGCATAAGCACCAGCTAATTTTAAAGCTTTGTAGTATCGATGAGATAACTCAGCCTTAAGAATTTCATCATGTTCCTTTAAAGCATCAGCTTTTCTATCACATTGAATTTTGTATTCAATATAAATAAGGCTTACATCTTTAGTTAAAGTTAATTCAGTATTAAAGTTAACAGGATCTGCTAATACAGCTAACTTATTAGATAAGTCAGTTAAATATTGGGCAGAAGATGTATCAGTCATCATATCGTAGACTTCTTCAGCAGTTAAACCTGCATCAGTATTTGGCTTACGATGATAACCAAAGAAGCAACGTCTGGCATAGCCAGTTTCCAACATAGCAAGGAATTCTTCTTCAGTCTTACCACTGTTTAATAGTTTACTTGGAGTACCAAATAATAATAAGTTAGTGGGTGTACGACCTTCAATTTCTTCACTGCGTTTATTTTCAGCTGTGTTCTTAGTCAGTTTTTGTTTTACTTTACCAACATCAAACAATTCTAAGAATGTGCCCAGTACTTCAAGATTACCCATCAGATTAGATCCGACTTCATCCATTTCAAAGTTAACTGAGCCAGCATTAGCCATTAACAGTTTGGTTCGCATTTGTTTAACAGCAGCAGTTGTAGCACTATCAAATGAAAAAGCTAAGTTACCTTGTAACTCAAATTCTCGATTTACTTTCTCGAGAGCGTCTTCTTCATCAATATCATCACGAACAGCTCTTTTGACTGCTAACTTATGCAAGTTAATTTGACTAATTGAAGGGAATGTCTCATCAAGGAAACGATCTCTAAACTGGTTAATAACCTGTTCTTCAATAATATTAGTTGAAAAACCTTTACCACTACCAGATGTAGATAGATTAAGAGCGTACAAACTAACAGGAATAGTTCCACGATCATGTGTCTTAATACCTGTACGCATCATAGATGCTACTTTAGCGAAGTAATAAGCAGACAATACACGGAAGAACAATGGATTCTTATTTTGAGTCTTCTTCATGAGAATACTTACCAGTTTCTCTGAAGCATCAAAATGTTTTATTGTACTTAAATCTTTCATTACTCCTCCGTACTAGTTAATGATTGTATTGGAGTACCTGTAGGTAGTGAATTACGATCTACTTTTTTATTAAAAATACTGGCATACGAAGTTCTGCTTTTATCTAAATTTAGGGCAGCATTCATATGTACTTTAAATTCTTCCTGGGAGCTGCAAGATAAACCATTTGATAACTTGGTTCGATCTGTGTAAATCCAAGCAGCGTATTCTTCATTAATGAAGTCATACATATGCTGAGTAAATTTAGTAGTATCAGTTTTTTTACGAGGTAATACAGGTCCTGTCTTTTTTTCCTCTTCCCCAAAGAGGTAATTGTAACTGTCCATTACAATCTGTGGTAAGTGTGGGATTATGGTTGTTACTGCGGTCTTAGTAATTAAACTTAACATGGATGATCCTTTTAACTTTATAAGAGTCCCCCCTTATATGATTAGTAAACCGGATTCAATTAAATCCTTAGCCTGGTCACACAGACCAATTACGTCACAATATTTACAACGAACAACTTCACCTTTAATTTCTTTAATGACACCTACGTTACCGTCATCTTGAAGACGATTATAAGCATCTGCTGAATTAGTAAAGTTCTTCGTAGAGCGGGTAGTTTTAGCAGGATCTTTATAATACTTAAAGACTGCATCTTTCTGCCATAACTCTTCTGGTGTACATTGTGGTAACTGTTCCTGCGGAGCATTCTCAAGTAACTCAACTTTGTTAAGAATACCTTTAACAAAAGCTTCAGTTTCTGGAATACTCATCAAATTAAGCTTTAACGGTTGTAACCGTTTTTTAGGATAATCCTTTTCCTGTAATGACTTAACTTTCGACCAATCGGTAAAGATAAATTGGATAGTCATTATATCAGATTTTACCTTGTCTGGGTGTAACCATCGGTAAATAGATCCCTGTTGCATATACTTTTCATTATGCGAACCGCTGATAAAACTATACGTACCGGTAGATTTGAAATCTTCAAGGCCACCTTCAGCACAGAAATCAAATTTACCTGATACTTTAAATTTACCAACCTGCTTAGTACCACGAATTTCCATGTATATAACTATGGAATCTGGTTTAATTTCTGAGTCTTCAGGGTTAATTAAAACTCGTTCAGCAATAGCTGGTGGAAAGTTTAAATCAGTAAGCGCCTGCTTATAGTTATTTTTCCATGAGCGTTCAATTGAGTCATGTAATGCGGTACCCATACGAGAAGGTATCATAGACTCAACATCACCTACTTTAAGTAAGTCACGGTTCTGACGAGCAAGCACTATCGCTCTGATTGGTTTAAGTAGTGATGTTGCGCTAATAACATCTGGGTCATCTGAATGATCATAGTCATCAGTAGCTAACCAAACTGCAAGTGATAGAGGTATACCCCCGGCATTGGTAAATTTCATGATGCACCTTTATCAGTTGCTAACATTGACTGAATATCAGTAGACTTAGTTAATTCGGCAAAAGCTTCTTCACCATAGTCTTCACGCAGAGCACCAAGCATGTTTTCACGGTAACGCTTATTCTCTGCAGCAGTAACAGCCATAGTACAAGTTTCGTCATGTTTAAGTAGACGGTCATAACCACTAATATCTACTTTAGTAATAATCCATTTAAGTGGGTAATCACAATTGGTTTCAATAGCTGGTACACTATCTAACTTAACTACTTTAACAACTTTAAATTCTTCTTTAACTTGTACAACTACAAAGTCACCAATTGCTAAAGGTAAATTTGTTTTATAAGTGTACTCTTTGTTACCATGATTAGGATGTTCACTATAAAAGCGTACTTTAACAGTAGGTACATTTTGTAATAGAGTTACTAAGTCTTTCATTATTCCTCTCCAGGTAATTCAAGTGAGTGCCCGTATGGGCACCATTCAGGTACTTCTGTAGGATAGTCACCACCATCATCATAATGGTGCCTTATGATTGTAAATAATTTTGTATTTAAAGGATTTCTACAATAGTGATTATTATTATTTAATACATCTGATATATCAGAATTAGGGCATATTAAACATTTGCTTTTATCCATTTGGATTAATAGCTTGCTTTAAATTAGTAATTATTGCTGAACTTAATTCTGCCTGAATAGTATCTATTTCTTGTCGTATTGTTGCACGTATTTCAGAATTAGCTTTAGCTCGAGCTTCTCTAAATTTTCTTTCTACAATACGATCCAGGGCTTCTTCATTAACTTTATCAATTTTAGTTATTAATAATTCAGCAAGTTTTAATTCCGGGTTATCCTTAAGAATATCTACTATATTTTGGCTCGATAGATTATCAATTTTTTTATAAGTAGCTTGTACTAATATCTCAGTTATTTGATCTCTACCTAAGCCGTTAATAGCACCTTCTACGAGTTCTTTAATTTCTTTACGTAGATTTGCATCTTCTTTAACGCTTAATGCTATGCGAATCATCTGTTTCCCCTTTATATTTATTAGCTAATATTTTCACAAGACGTACAACATCATCGATTTCAAAACCACTGCGAGAATCCATATCAAGTGTAGCTGCAATATCACGAATTCCTCTTTCCCATCGGTCTTTACGAACTACAGCACCATCTGTTCTGAATTCATAATCAGCTGGATCTTTACCTTTAAATTCATCTTTCCTTAGGTCATCTTCAGTAACTTTACGCATTGAATAGCTCCTGTATTTCGTCCTCAGTGGATTTATTAGGAATAGTAGTGCTATCGGCCCAAGTAGGGTAGAAAACGTCTACTTCGCCTCCCAGCTTCACTGTGGGATGCTTAATATCAGGTAAATCCTGCCATTCCATACATTCAACCAGGTTATCATTAAACCATTTCATTACTTTCAGGTCCTCTCGGATCAGAAAATACTGTGCATCATGTATATGGGACATGGGGAGGACATCATATTTAAACTCAGAAGCCATTAAGCGTTCATTGAATTCAATAGCAGCCCGGTTATTCAGCATTCCGTAACTCTGACCATGAGCATTACCCATAGTCCTGCCTTCAGCCTGTGCCTCGTAGGGAGTACTTTTCTTACCAATGATAGTTTGACCTAAGATCGGTGTACGGACTCTCAGACCGAATGCTACGGTTGTGTAACCTACTTTTGAAGCTGTCTCTATCTTGTCCTGTACCCAGGCATCAGATACGTGATACAGCTCATGATAATTAGCTTCAATACTTAATGCTTCATCCTGGGATAAACCAACATTATTCATTAAGCCTTTATAAGTACCACCGTATGTAAGCAAGAACGTAGGTTCTTTAGATTTTTGACGTAAATGCTTATATTTAGTGGAGATTGAGTTGATACTGGAAACTGTATCTTGAATGTCCGGCATTTGCCCTCCAAAATAGGAGTATGCACGTAGACAGTGGCCATCATAACCATCAGTATAAACTTTTAATTTGTTAGGATCTTTAGTAGTAAGTGCTGATATTCGGTCTTCTAATGAAGCAAAGTCAGCACCAACCATTATCCACCCTGGTGGAGCTACAAAACACTTTTTAATTAACTTGGCGTATTTTGAGCTACTAGGTATATTTTGCATATTAGGTTTAGAAGAACTGAGTCTACCCGAAACAGTTCCACCTAAGTTGAAGTTACCATGAAGATAAATATATCCATTATCTTTTTTAACAGCCCGTTCTTGGAACGGCTTAATGAATGTATTTAAGATGATACTTACTTTAGCAATATTAATTAATGCCTGGAGTACCTTCGCTTGTTCAATAGCTTCTTCTCTTTTCATAGTAAACCTTAAATATTTTTAGCGAAGGTCTTAATAAAATCTTGCACATCTTCAATACCAGCAAAAGATGTTTGTAGCATAAAGTCATTTTCTAACTTTAAATTGAATTCACGTACAGCAGTACGTAGGTCTGATACAGGTTTAATAAGCCAGTTCTTTCTATTTATAACTGACTTATTAAATACTGCTTCTAATTTGCCTACTGGATTCAGCTTAACAGTGTATTCACCATCTCGGTAAGCTTTAGATAACATAGCTTTAACTTTTTTAGTTGTAAGGAGTGTATCATCATCAAATTTAAGACTTAAATTAGCACTATCCTGGTGCCAGTTACGAGATAAAACAATCTCAGCTTTAAATTCTTTTAGTGTTTTACCGAATTTTTTAGTAAGGTTTTTTATTGCAGCTTCACAGATAAGTTTTGATACCAATATGCGCTGTTCTTTATTCATTTTAGCCATTTAATTCTTCCTCGGTTATGTTGTATTCATTAATTAATTTATTTAATATTTTCTTGAGAGTTTTAGCACCGGTAGCAGGTTGTCCTGTATCGGTTGTATCAATAATGTCTGCACCAATGGTTTTATAAACTAGTTCTTGAGTCTGCTTAACAGATGCTGGATTGTACTTAGTTTTAAAATCCGTAATTGGACGTACTTTTTGTTTGAGTTTTGCATTAGCAGATATCATTTCTGCTAATTGTAATTTCCACTCAAGTTCTTTTATTAATGGACTAGCTGCTAAGAAATCATAATTCTCCTGAAGAATAGCTTGTAGTTCCTTCTCAGTAGTTATGATCTGTGCTTTATCCATTGGCATACCAATTAATTCCATATGAGTTATTACTCTCATACTTGGAATCATAATAGTATTGTAAATTTCTAATTGATCATCCTGAACCATAATAGGATAATTTTTATTGTGTACGTACCAGGTAGATAGACAATCTACTAAGTTATATTCCAATAACTCAGGTAAAGGTATCAGATTAATATCTTCAATGTCGTCTTGTGCGTAATTACCAGCAAATTCAAATGCATTATGCTTTAAGCTTAAGTTATTACCTGCAGTAGAGTTAGTAGCAAGATAAGTTATCAGTTTAGTGTCATCTATAAGACGATACATAACATCTAATCCATGTATTAACCCTGGTATATCTAGCAAACCATCCATAAATAATTCATAGATAAGAATCTTTATGTCGAAGTTACCATTATGGTAAATTAACTTACCTTCATAAGTCTCAAAGAACTTTCTTAATAACTTTTTAACTTCTTCATTAAAGATACCACGTAATAGTGGAACATTAGCAGCATCTTTACGATCTACTGGGAATGCAATACCATTGTGCTGGTCCCATGCAAATGCACAAGTACCTACACCTGCTTTATGAAACTCTAAACTAAAAGTTTCTATATCACATGTCAGTGCTGGATACTGATGTAAACTATTTAATGCTACTTCAATATCATTTAATGTTTTTGGATATTGAGCACTGTGGATTATGCCTTGCCCAAGATCAACATGAGTACCATTAACATGGTTACACAATGTATTAATACCCATATCAACTTTATCTTGAAGAGCTGGGTTATAAAATAATTGTTTATAGTTAGGTACCAATACTACATCAATACCTTCACCACCTGGAAACATGCATGGTTTTACATAACCATAATGTGGTTCTGCTTTACGTAACTTAGTTAAAGTTTTAAAGTATGCAACATCAGCAACTAATACTGTTTTTACTCCAATAGTTTGAAGTCCTTGAAGAACAGTTGTTAAATGAGATTTAATTAATTTAACTGGTGCTTTACCATGTTCATTATATTTAAGATTAAAAGCAATAATATTATTTAAAGTTAAATCCGGTTGTTGCATTATTAAGTTAGTAGCAGCAATAGGGTTAACATAATAACGTTGCAGATCTGATTGATTAAAAGCATTATCTTTTATTAAGATAGCCACTTTATATGCAGTTCTTTGGCCCGTAGGCGTACTTGGCTTATCAAATATAATATGTTTCACACTGCTTACCTTTACAGATCAGTTAAATTTACTATACCTTTTTCTAGATTTTCAATAAAATCTATCATTTGCCATCCTGTTACACATCGAGTAATCATATATTTTCCCCATCGATCAGACCAAGATTTTTTAGATTCAAAATTACCCAAAAGACCTTTATCCATTAAAGTTTTAACTTTATTAGTAGATATATATAATATATTTGCGACATGTTGAACTGAATACACAGGTTGAAAATTTACTATATTATTTGTTAACCTTTTACGTGAAATTTCTGCCTCTTCGAAAGAAGAAAGCTTTTTTTCTTTTTTAGGTTTATTGTGTTTAATGTTATATAGGGGTTTTTCTGTTTGTATAGCTTGCTTTTCAGCTAGTAATACTTCTTCACGGGTTTCATATTTTTCTATAGTAACTTTGGTAATATCACTAAACCAATGTGAATGTTCTTTATGCTGGCTTAACCTTGCTACAGTACTCAAGGAAATCCCTATATACATCAATTCATCTTTGGAATTAAAGTGTCTGTATAATTGTTGCATGTATTACCCCTTAATTTCATTAATGACTATCCACATTCCCCTATATAACCACAATTCTTATCTTTACAACGTTTACAACCATCGTTTACAACTAAGGTAAAGTTGTGACAGTCAGGGCATTGTCCGGGAGCTGGGTCTTTAAGTGTTGCTATTTCTTCTTCAATAGTTTCTTCAATAGTTTCTTCAATTTTATCCAGCTCATCAACTAAAGGTTGAAGTTGTGGTTGTTTAAGATCACGTAGAGTTTTACCAATATGGTGAACAATACCTGGCACATAACCGCCCTTACCACCTGTGTGATAACCTTGATCTGAATGGACCATCATTAATTGCTTAGATAGGTAATCCATATTGAGATTTTCATCTGGTGAACGAAGTAAAGCAGAGGCTATACGACTTAAGCCTTTAACCCATTGGGTAGATTCTGTGTGAGATGAATCAAAAAATAATTCAAATGGTTTATTTTCATGGTAATTTACTGTCATATACAGATTGTAGTTTTCTGCATGATTAGCAATTTTAACAGTATGACCATTAAGTATTTCAGGACGTTTTAAAGGTTTAGTTGGTTCAGGACCTTTATCAATTATTTGTGGTTCAGCTTTTTCTAATACCTTATAACCCACTATCTTCTTATCAATTTTTGTAGCCATTATTATTTCTCTGTAAATAAAAGGTTGGTTAGTATACGCTCACTAAGTACAGATTGGTAGTGATCGTAGAGAGTCTGAACATACTTAACTCTATATGGAATTAACGTAGCTTTAGAATCATCTTTAGGTGGTAAATACCGATGTACAGATGTTGGGAATAATAAATATATATCTGCGAGAGTACTGATTTCATTTAAGACATTTTGAATGTAATTAGTAACCTTTAATTTCTCTTCAGCTATTTCACTACGTTCTTGTAATAATTTTTTAAGTTTAACTTCAAATTCAGGAAGTAGAGTGTTATTAGTACATTGATGTGTTTTTATATCTACAAGACGACCAGAAGTACCCTTATACTTTATTGGTTTTGAAAAATAGTTAGTGCCTTCGTAATTAACATAACTAGTAAATCCATCTTGTAATGCAGCAAATTCATCTATTTCTTTTGCATTAGCAAAAATTAATTCATTTATTTGAGCTTCAAATATTATTTCAGCTTGATTATAAATTTTAGATACTAAATAGTTTTTAATTCTTAATTTATAATCATGAGGATATTGTATGGATAGATTACCGTTATTCATAATTTTACCTTTTATATTCCCACACTATAATACAGTTAAATTCATTAGGAGATTCGTTATTACATATAAATCCTTTATTAACTACTCGAATATAATGTTCACAAGTGTAACAGTCTTCTTTATTAGGTTTTTGAGCTAGAAGTTTGATAAGTATATTTTCTTCAATATCACTATCTTTATTCTGTGGCATCTGGTTTATGTAGTCCTAATAATTCATTCATTTTATATTCAGTATAAAGTTCCTTACTTACTAAATTGAATTGAGAATCGAAATTCAGTGGAGTAATAATAGGATAATCTCTATTACCATCATTACTAATAGTTTGTGCTTTTCCAAGGATCTCTAACATTTTAATACCATCTTCAAATGGTACTAAAGCCTTACTACCCCAAGTTAACTCAATAATCATATAACCGTCTTCAGTATTAAATAAAGCAGCTCTATCATCATCAGTTAACTTAGCTAAAGCATCCCTACGTTTTTGCTCAATCAACTCTCGAGGATCTTGTGTAGGTTGCCCTGCGCCAGTGCTCATAAATTACTCCTTACTTTTATAGTAAATAGTATCACCAATAGGCATTGGCTCATGCTCTGAGTAACATAACCAGAGTATTGGATATTCACCTACATTTTCAGGAACTGAAGCATATAGGTCAGTGAAGTAAAGTAGTGCCTGAGGTTTCTGTTTATTACAATAATCAATTACAGGTTGGAATGATGTACCACCACCACCTCTAAATTGTAAATCACAGATTTGCATATCTTCAGTTACAACATACTCACTATGTATATCGTAATCACAATCAAGAATAATTAATTCTTTTGGATTAAAACGTTCTTTAATTGAAGTAATTTCACTTAAAATTTTAGACATATCATCATCAGTGATTGAACCAGAAGTATCAATAGCAATTGTTATTGAACCAAGTGATTCGGAGAACTGAGATGGCATAATCATATCAGGCATGAAACGTTTATTTGGTCGAGCCCAGGAATAATCATCTTTACAATGATCACTTAGGAATCTATCAAGTAATGTTTCCCAAGGTAGAATTGGATTAATTAATTTATCTAATTCACGAAGAATTTCAGCAGGTATATTACCAGCTTGTTCACCTTGCATTTTTGATTGGTTAGTAGCTTTAACTAAAATACCTTTAACAGTATTTTTAAGTTTTTCTGCAGCTTCTTTATCTGTTTCACCATCACCACCTTTAGGTGGTTCACGTACATCACAAAAGAAGTCACCATTACCAGAATTTTTTTGCTCATCTTGTTCCATAAGATAATCATAAACCTGATTAGTACTCCAATCACGGAATTGATTATCTTGTAGACCACCTGAAGGCAGATCATAACTAGCATCATGCAGTAATTGGTTAATTACATAATCGCCAGCTTTATTCCATACTTCATGATCCTTACCATCTTCACGAAACATATGTTGTAAAGCAACATGCCATGCTTCATGTGCGATCAAACCTACACGTTCTTCTTCAGTTAAATCTTCAAAGAATTGCGGGTTATAACGAACTTCTAAACCATTAGTATCTGCAGTTGGGATACCATCATAAAATTTATGCTTCATACTAAAAGCTACAGTAGCTAAAAATACAGAGCCTTTCATCATTAAAGCAATTTTACATTTATCTAAAAGCTTTTGATGATCAATTGGTTTATCATTCATGGTAACACCTTATTTTTCTGGTTTATCTTCTGCTGTAAAGTAGTCGATATATTTTGGTTGAGTTTCTATACCCACCATTCTTTCACATAATATGTTAGCGAATCTTTCTACTAGCCATGTAATTGTACTTGCATTTATATTTGAAATTTCAGGGCACTGTTCAGATATATTACGTAACTGGTTATATGTTAAAAATTTCTCATAATAAGCAATAGCTAAACGCCCTAATACAGAATTCACTGCTAAAGATAAATCTAAACCTTCAGCAATAAAATCTTTTGCGTTATAACACCTATGGTATTGTTTTACTTCCACTGCTAACTGGTTCAAGTCAAAAGCACCAATTAAAGTTTCTGCTTTAATAGTGCTAATTTGCTCAGTAATTTTATTGCGAGAAACTTTTCTAGCTTTACGATCAGGAATAGCTAAAGCAGTCTGTGGAAACTCAGTAATTAAATCTTCTAAAGTAGCATCAGAGTTTAATAATACATGAGTATTATTTACAGGTAGTTGCATAAATTTATTGTTATACTCAATAAATGCACCTTCAGGTAAATTTGCTACAGGTACTCTTTTACCATCTTGATCTTTAAGTAACATACCTTTAAAGAAACTAGTACCATGTAATACTAAACCAGGAACAATTGAAGGCTTCCAAGTATCTACTAATCTAGGCATTGAAGCAGTTATACTAATATTTGTATTTTCAAAATGTTGTATAACAACTCCAGCGTTATATATATTACCGTTACCTTTATCAAATTTCACTTTTTCGATACGCTTAACATAACGAAGTAAAGTTACAGGATCAAAACCTGTATCAATATATGTACCTTTTTTATTATATGTAGCAAGTAATTCTTTAAATGAAGTAGTGGTAATCATAACTCACCTATACAAGTTCTTTAGCATTAACTGCAATCCAATCTTGAATAGCTGCCTGCTTCATCATTGCTTTATCACCCTTAATAATATTTTGTAGAGTGATTACCTGGAATTCAATTGGTAAACGCTTAGTGAATTCCATTAGTGGTTCAATGTTTTTATCAGTAGCACGATTAGCAACTAAAGAAGAAACCGCATAACGATTACTTGGTTCTTCACTTAACTTAACAGTAAGTGGATTTTTAATGATGTCTTCAATTGAAGGTAGATCGTTAAAAATATCTGTAAAGCTTTGGAATTCTAGTGCAGGACCTTCTCCAATTGTACCTGCCAGTAGCGGTAACTTATTGTAGTCAACCGAAGCCCAGTCCTTAATAAGCTTAGACATAAAGTGCCAGGTACGAGGACAAGGAAATGTGTCGCCATCGTGATTAGGATCAAACTTATGTAAAATTTCTGGGCGATAGTTAATATAAGCTTTAATGCGGTAGTCGATGTCATGTTGTGCTGCCCAGTCTAACCAAGACTCTGAATCAACCATTAAGTTGATGTGAACCATACGTGATTGCATAGCTGTTGATAGGCGAGTAACAATTGCTTTATCTGATTCCAGATTACCAGCACATACCATTGCAACTTTTTCATGGATGTCATGCTCACCAATCATACGGTCAAGTACAACTTTATAAGCTGCTGCTTGCACTGATTTAGGTGCTGAGTTCATTTCATCAAAGAAAATTAACCAGCCTTTATATCCTGCAGGTACTTCATCACCAGCTAAAGGAAAAGTTGATGGTGGAGCATAATGAGAACGTGAACGATCTTCATTAAGTGTAGGGAAACCGTTTAGATCTGTTGGATCAGATTGTGCTAAACGATAATCAATAACTTTAAGGTCGTAGTGCTCAGCTACCTGACGTACTATGTCACTTTTACCTACGCCCGGGCTACCCAGTAAATTAGGTACTAAGCCGGCTTGTAATACATCTTGAAGGTATGTAATTGCTGTTGGGATATTTACTTGATTACTCATTATTAGTGCCTTTTTAAGTTGTCTAAAATTGTTTGTTGAAGTTCTAATTCTTTAGGTGTTTTGTAACTAAATAATGGAGTATCAATACCTTTAGAAAAGGTCCATGTATCACAGATAATATAGACACAGATAATTAATGCTATGGCTAACCAAATCATTTTATTCTCCATTGAAACGAAAAAGAGCCCGGATGGGCTCTATTATTAATGTAACGGTTTCTGGTTTTTATCTAAGTACCAGGGAATCCAAATACGGCAGTCATAACATTGTTTTTTATTCATTGAGGTGAAGTGAGCAAGGATACGACTACCGCATTTAGGACAAACTTTTGTTGTTTCTTTAATACTTGATTCCTTGTCGTCGCATAGCTTCTTCAAGCTTATTTCTACGATTACCTAGTTTTTTACCGGCTTTATCAGCCATACCAGTACCTAATATACCAACAGGTGGTTTCTTAGGTTTTTTCTTCTTTTTGTCTTTATCATTGGCCATGATATTTACCTTACTATGTTGTAAAGGTATAGCATAACTAACGATACTCACGGAGTCCACTATTCCAATTTATTACAAAATTAGGTGGTGGGTGTTTATATAAGAAGTAAATCATTGGATGGTGTTTAGTTTTTTCTGACATATTCGTTGCTCACAGGGTCTTTAACAAAGGTTATCACGGTGTCTTTGGTCCCACCGAATTCCGTGTGATAGTAAAAGTTATATGTAAAAAGGACGAATATTATACCAAAAATTATTTTAGATTTCAGTTTCAATACTCGTTTAAACCAACGAATAGCAGGTTGTAGGATGGGGTAGTATTTTGAAGTGGGCTTATCAATGTGGGCCTGGTAGTCTGGGGGAAGTCTGTACTCACCTGTTTCATCTTCACCATTTTTATAACCGGTATCAGGATGTAATTTAGTCTTTTTATACATGATCTTCCCCTAAAGAATAATAATTATTTATTATCCAGATGTTCTACCATTTTAGCAATAGCCGCATTGATTTCTTCAACTTTAGCTTTTACTTTTTTAGATTCAACTTTAACTTCTTGTAAAGACTTAACTTCTTTTTCTGCCATCTTAATAGCATCAATTAAGTCTTGTTCAGACATGTTAGTTACATCTATATTATTTACGAAATGTTTTGTTTCTACAGTTGTTTGCATTGGTTTTTCCTTTTTTATTTCTGTACTATTTAAAAGAGTTTTAGCTTTTTCTGAAAAATTTGGTTCAAGGTAATGAACTTTCCAATAATCCAAATTACCATATTTAGGTTCTAATGGATTACCTAATTCATCTGTAATAAATAAACGGACAGTACTTGATCCAGGTACATCAGAGAGTTTACTATCAGTAATTTCATAATACTTACCTTTAATAGATCTTCTATTAGTAGGACCAGTTCTGGTAACACCAACAATATCAGTTAGTGGTTTTTCTTTATTATCTGAAATTCCATGTTTTCGTTCATACTGTATGGACTCTACATATGTTTTTACATCTTTATAATTTTTGGATGCTCTATAAGTCCTACTTTTAGTATCCGGTACTATTTCCCAATCAGCACATAGATTTAAATAGATACGAAAGTAATTAATACGTATTGGAGTATCAATAGAATGGCTTCTAATTCCTTTAGAATCAAATGGCCATTCACAATGTCTATCGTATTCTAAATCCGATATTAAGTACTCTTTAAATGTTTCATAATTAACACGAGATATTTTTTCTTTATAAATATTATAAAGTTGTCGTTCATTTTTTATTAGTATAAAAATTTCGTCTTCTGTATCACTAAGATTTATGTTTTTCACGATATAGAGGACTCCTCTGTAATTGCTTTTCAACTTCATGTCTCTTAGGACTATTAGAATTGAAATCAGCACGTTTAATTGCTTGGAAATCATCAAATGTCATAAGACGAATATATTCAATATCTTTTTCTATTTGACTTATTACTTCCTCTTTTGCTTTATTAAAACATTGTTTAGGAATTAAATGTTTTAAATCAGAATCTCTGCAATCTTTAAAGTAATAACCATCTATTTTAAAAGCTACCTGGTAGTACCGGAATATATTTAAATGAGGTATTTGCTTTATTTTTTCAGACATGAGAGTTCCTAAAAATGGTGGAGTGGGTACACGAATAGCTACTACACAATATTAAAAGATAATTTAACGTGCACCCACTCCATAATTAATAAAGGGTATGATAATCGAATTTTACCCCTTCAATTTCTACGGCTTGCTTTGCTTGCTGCTTGTCCATATGAGTATATTTAGGACAATCAACATTAGTTTATACCTGATATTCTAGTTAGTGCTTTTTCTTCATGAATACTTTCATGTTTGGAAAGCATACTATGTTCTGTTGGTGGGAATAATGACTCGACTTCCCGCTTACGCTCCAGTCTCGTCATATCCTTATGTTTTTTACTACACCGTAGATGAGTGTCATAAGCTTGCTGAGTTCTACTCAAACAAGTTTGTCCACATAGTGGGCAAGTTAATAACATCTTAACCTACAACTAGTTGACGATATTGAATCCAGTTACGGAAATTACCAGACCAATATGAACCATTACGACACATATTAGTAATACCCATTCCCCAGGTATATGGGTCAAATGTACCGGGCTCGGTAATAGGCGTAGCAATATGTTCGAATGGGCTGTAGTGACCAGCATTCAGTAAAATATCATGCAGATCAATATCTTTATCTACATCAGGATTTGTTTTGTCATGGTTCAAGTAAGATACTCGAGCACAACGTGCTACTGAACATTTAATAGCCTTAGTTAAACCAAGTGTGTGTACTTCAGCAGAAGTAACAAATGGCAAGTGGTAAGCATGTGGTCCTAAATTTTCAGGTACGGAATCATCCATACATTCTTTCATTTTACGAGCAAGTTCATGTATTTCAGGTTGAGCCATTTCATGATTACGAAGAGTAAAAAAGTTTTCCCACTCAGTAGCAGTAACTACTACTTTAATATGTGCGAATGGTTCAGTAATACGATTAGCAACTTGCTTATGTAAACCTAATTTAGCAAGAATGCCTGCTTGATACACAACGTCAGATTTAGTTATATCCCAAATATTCTTTGCTTTTTCTAAATCTTCACCAGTAAGTTCTTCACCAGCTTGCATACCTGGTTTATTACTGCCCCAATGAACAGGTAAAGCAGGTGTATCTAAAATATTATTTAAAATAGTTTGTACTGGGATAGCACGACTACTTGAAGCGTTACGACTAAATACACGATGAGTCATAAACTCTGCATGAATAAAACGTGGATACTCAAGAACCATTGTAGATAAACGGGTACCATCAGTATTAACTGAATCGGTGATCATTTTTACTGAAATTGTCATATTTTCCTTCTTATATTTTGGATAGTTATGTAAATTAATTGGAGGGAATACTAGTTTAGGCCATTTAGTCATGTTCTTCAATATAAATAGCAAAACGTTTTCTAACTGTTAACTGTCTACCTAATTCATATACTCGAATATTTTTAGCTTCTTTATTTTTAAGTGCACTATTTAATTCTTTAGTTGTTGCGACTGTAAAAGCATGTGTTTCACCATACGTATCATCCAGTATGATAAAGTTTTCTTCTTTCTTTTTACGAGGAGGCATTGTTATTCCCACCTATATTAAGTATTCATGAGTTTCTGGTAATGTAATTCTGATCATAGTTCTATGAACAGTTTCATTTACTGGTAATGATTCATGTATAAAATGATTGTTACCATAATAGATAGTATTTTCTTTTAATAGAAAAGAGTCTTTCAGCTCTATATGTGCACAGTTACCACCAACACCAGGTACTTCATCATATTCCCCTAACCAACCAACAGAAGAAGAATAATTTGAGGCTAAAATTAAACCTCCGGTTTCTTTTACATACTGTCTTTTATGTAATGGTGAATGTATTCTGGGACCGTTTTCCCCTACTTTCCAACCACTACCACCACTCTTTCCAAAATCCATTTGGTGAGGTTCATAGTTACCATCAGTATGTGGACCACCTCTACGTAAAGTGTCATTTTTAATTAATTTTTTACCATGAATAGTAAAGTAAGCAATACCAGCTTTAACTGGTACGTTATTAAGCATAGCTTTTACTGTTGATAAAAATGCTTCAGGGATTCCTTCTAAAGTCTTAATATTAAAAGGTATCATTGATTCATGCCCACTATACGTAGGCACAACTATTTGCCCCATATTCTTAGCACGACTAATCATGGTGTTATCTCCTTAATTTCATAGAGTGTTTTACTGTCTGGGCACATAGCGTTATGTCAAACATACCAATATGGCATTCTTTCTTAGGAATATTTAACTGCCTGGCAAGCCAAGCATAGGCTTTCTTACGAGACATTTGCTTTTCACCTAGCTTTGGTCGCCAGATAGGATCAAAAGCTCTATGAGCTGCTGATTTCCATTGCCTGAGCTCTGTATCTGCCAGTCGTCCAAGGGGCACGGATGTGCCCTTATGACACCCAACATATGCAGGTTCATGACTATAGTGGCGACAGAGATAAAAATTTAGGTGGTAAAGGTCTTCTCGATAAGGATATATAACATTACCCTTAACTAGTTCTGCAGACGCATCACAGTAAGGGCATGTTACATTTTCCATTTTAGTTACCTTCGATGGCCATAAGCCCGCTCTTGTTTAATTTCTTCGAGTTCACGACATGCTACGCATGTATTTCGTAGTAATCGTTCTGATACGGCACCACATGTTTTACATGGTCCAGTTGTATATGGTACGACTTCTCCCCGGGCTGCAGTAATAGCAGCATTGAGATAGATTTCTTCTTGCTCACTTGCAATGTCAGCTGAATCAGCCATTTGATACCCCAATTTATTCAAAAGGTTATTATTATTTATTTATTTTTTGTGGGTCAATATAGGTTTTTAATATTTTTTCAACTGTGATTCCACTCATTTCGCGCTCCCTGTTTGTTCGGGTTTGATGTAATTATCTAAAAAATGTAGGGTATGGCAATTGTTGCAAGCCAATGTGACGCGAGTGTTAAATTTATCTGCAATTTCATCATCAAGTTCTTCACTGACTCTTAGTTCCCACTCATTATTACATCCACAGTTGCCGCAGATAATATGCAATCTAGCTCTAACCATCAGCTCTCTCCTGTCTGTTCTGTGGGTGGCGAGGGTAAGGGGTCGAGGCTTAATTCTTTTCTGTAGTGTGTTACTTTTGCGCCTATATCAAAATCAAATCCCTGCCCATCTATGTACCAGTTTCTACCCATTAAGAACTTACAGTTATGACTGACACAGTTGGTTTCATCTTGGGTATATAGCACTTGATAAAGCCCCACATCAGATTCCGGCAATCCCTCATCAACACTGATCCATGTTTGCTTGGTAGCCTCGTAATGAGCTATGAGTTTATTAAGTGGATCATTAAAAACACTCGACAATCCAGCTTGCAGCTCTCGTATGGCTTTAATCTCTTCATCACTAATATCAATTGTCATTTTTGGTGTCCTCACATTTGTACTTTTTGATTTCAGCCTGCAAGTACAATATTTCTGCTTTTAGAGAGTCCCGTTTCTGAATCTCGATTGAGTTACCTGACCATAAATTACCGGTTACGTTCTTTTATTTCTTCATTATTATTTTCTTTTTGCTTAAGTTTTACTAATTGATTAAGTAACTGATGTATAAAACTTAAGTAAGCTAAGGCAATAAGGGCTAAAAGTATCCTATCATCTATAGGTTGTAATTCGAATAAGGGAAGTAAAGTATGGTTCAATTCTACTGATATTAATAATAAGAAAAATAATTTCATTACATTATCTCCGAACTAGTAGTTATATAATATTTTTTCAGCCGCAGCTTCTGCTTCTGGAAATAATTTAAATGATTTACCACGATAGTAATCAATATAATTATTATCTTCATCGTAGATATAAATCATATATCCACCTTTTTGAGATTCGGCTATAAATCTAAAAGTCATGGAATCATATTTTCCAGACCCTAAAATTCCGATTTTCCCTAAAGCTTCATCATAAATAAGTTCTAAACTACCTGGGTTGCATTTAGCAAAATGACAATGGATAGAAGGCATAAGATTCTCCAATTATCTCCAGGGGTTTTCTGCAATAATTCCTGAGGAAGACTCAGATTAATTGAGTAATAAAGCAGTTACTTTACATTCTTTTATTTGTTCAATAAATTCAGGTATAGAAAAACCTGAGTAATAGGCATCAGAATCTTTACCATAGAAATTAATAATATATTTTCCAGGATGAAGATAATAATTAGCTGTCATAGATTTTTCTTCTACTACGACTTTCTGATCACCCATTTTATGTTTAAAAGCTATATCAGCTATTACTAGAGCTTTTTTAACATCAACTAAGTTTTGTTGGAATCTAGTTAGTGCCATTATTTAACTCCTTGGGAGATTAAACGATAGAGTAACATTTCGTTATTCATTTCGAGGTAATAACCCATTTTTACAGAATGGTTTGGAACAGTACATTCCATCCAGTCATATAATCTACCATGATCGGTAATCCATTGATTATCAAGTTCACCATCTAAAAATATGGTTACTTCCTTAATATCTTTTAATCTTTGAAGTGTACGATGTGGTATTGAACTTTTAGTTAGAATATTTTCAGTAAGCCCTAACTTTTCCTGTAATTTATCCCACTCGTGAGCATCGTCTTCATTACTAATATCATATCTGTAATGTATTAATTTAACTTTGGTTTGATGAAGAGTATCTCTACCAGCAATTGCTTCTGGTTCAATACACCACATAGTGGGTGCACCACACATCTTACAACCAGTATAGATTTCACCAATATGGTTAGTTTCTAATTTTTGTTTATTTTTGCAAGTAGGACATTGATATTGTCTGAATTTACTTTCCACTAAGGTATACTCCAGGTAATGTTACTTGTTGCATAACGGTTACTCCGGTATGAGTTTAGGAATCCACCAGAAACCACCTTTACTGCGTTCCAGTATTTCTTTGTTAGCCTGGTATTCATATACCTTAACTTCGGTTAATTTTTTAGTAAGGTCTACTTTGGCCTGTATCATAGTAGCTACTGGTGTGTCCCCATTCATTAAGGCGTCAGCTTTCATATCAATTGTTTTAAATTCAGTATTTAAATCATCAATTTGAGTCTGGTAAATACTTACTAATTGATTATTAACTTTAAGAGTTATTAAATTACTAAGATGATTATCTAATGATATTGTCGGGAAGAATAATACTACTGTTGTTAATACCATACCTAGCCAGACAATATTGCTATCCCTAAATTCAGGCATTCTTTTTGCATCTTTTCTATGATGATACATTTGTTCTTTAGGCATACCATCAGCAATCAACTGTTTGTTGAATTCTTCGGCTTCTTTGTTGTATAACTTAGTTTTCTTAGTAATTTGAATATGTGCTATTACAGGAGGAAATATAAAAAATAAACCTAGTAATAATGCTGCTAAACCAAAAATACTTAAAACCCACATAATTTTATTCTCCAGTTCGATCATAGTACTTAATGCCTATTATTCGTTTAGTGTGAAAATCCTGCATATAGCGGAATATTCGCCAGTCATTAGCTACATGTCCTAAATCTTCAAGATCAGGCATTGTAGAATCTAATTCTTTTTGTGCTTCTTCTTCGGTTGCATATGTAATAGGTTCATTATTTTCATCCCAATCACTATGTGACCACATATTAGTGAAATGGCATTGAATACCATAAACAAAAATATTACCGTTGTTACTAGGTAGCATACGGGTACCATCATTACATCGGTGACAGAAATAACCTGGATTTTTATAGGTATCATCATTATCACCACCGGATGAACCACAAACAGGACAGGTATATTGCATAACCATCTCCTTAAAATAATATTTGAGTGCAGCCCCAGGACTACCGGGCTGGCAATATGGAGTAGGAGTGTAACCCGGGTAGCTGGTTGGCTCGAGCCCCAGGGCTGCACACAGATATTATCTATTTAACTATTTTTAATGTTGGTTTAGGTGGTTCAGGATTATAAGGTCTGGCCTGGTAAGCCATCTTAGTACGTTCCAGATCTCCCATATCATAATCAGCATTTGGAGAATATTCCAAATAATTACTATGTAAAAGCTCTCTGAGTGACCTAAGTTGAGCCGCTTCTTCTTTGGTGAATGTTTGGCTGTTGTCGTAACAAAGAGCCCCGTATGCGTGATACAGCATGCGAGCAAGGCGTTCTTTATTGTCCATCTTTGTCACCTGTTAATAGTTCTATTAATTCCCATTCATGATTAGGGTCAGGAACGAAACACATTGATACTTGCCATGCGTAACCTGGTTCAGGTCTATTATCATCTATATGCATATTGATATATACATCTTCATAAACTTTAACGAGCCAGCCTCCTGGGACTTGAGCTCTACGATGATAGTCATCTATCTTTTCAAATACCATGATCTATCTCCAATGAGTAAGAAAAAAGCCCCTGCTTAAAATCTCATAATTGACTTTAAAAGTGGGGCTTTTTTTAACAGTCTTAGACTGCTTTATTAACATATAGTTTAAAGACCGGCACATGCACCTTTACTAACTACCGTTATCGTAGTTGTGTCTCTTTTGGGAATTCCCTAACAATAAACCATAGTTCTTCTCCATTGATTGTACTGGATTACAGCTTCTTATGTCCTCTTAATAGGCTACAGGGTAACTATACCCATATTTACTATCTTTTGGAAAGTTAATATTCAGGGTTAGTAGGATCACCACATTACCCTTAGCCTTTAGGTTTTTTATAAAAGAAAAACGAGCTAAGCGCACGGATGTGCGCCTAACTCAGGTTCCTAACTCAACATATATTCACTATTACGGATATCAGTACTTAGATCATAACTAAACTTCTGTAATGGAATATGATGTCCACGTATTTCATCCATGATGTTCTCAAGCAATGGCATATCTGCTAATTCAGCCATAATGTCACGGTACAACTCAGTAACTCGCACCATGTAATTAGGATGAGCAGTGAATGCATCGAAGATATGAGCTAACTCGAAACCTTCTGCATTACTTCTACGTATCATTTCACGAACCACGTATGCATCAATACTATGGACAATATTAGGCACTAAGCTACTGCTAGTAGTACTTGGTAAGTTGGCTTCGAACCGGTGAGAGAAGGTAGTATGATTTAATTCATCTACTTCTACACGAGCTGTAACCATCTCAGTAACTAATACACGAGATACATGTCCATCAGGTAGAGTCCAAGTATGCTCGAGAGCATCTGGGTTCCACTGAGTATTAATATAGTCCTTAACTGCTTCAGCTCCTTCAAAGCTTTCAGATAATACTGTATAGAACGCATCTTCCTGTGGTCCAGTCAGAGTATCCTGTCGCATTTTGTTATAGTAATGCGTCATTACAGGCTTCTTAACTAAGTTACGATCCACTTGTTGATCAACTGGTAGATGTTTATTCATAGCAGTCATGACTTCTATGTATACATCTTCACGATCACCAGTATTAATCAGGTTTACATGTCGAGCAGTCTTCTTACAACCAGACAGTACTGCAAGTATCTGCAGGCCTGAGGCTGTGGCGTCTAAGAACATGTTATGACCTGAAGCTAAACCAACCATAGTATCTCTATAAGCCATTACAGCTTTGATATACAACATTGGTTCTGCTGCTGATTTAATCAGCTCTTCCAGTTTATTAACATTGACTTGAAACCACATAAGTCTGGTAGCCCAGTCTTCTTTATCCAGACCATAGCAGTTAGCTATATCGATCTTGATCATATCTAAACCGGTTAGGTTCTTTGATTGTATTACCATTTGTACTTACTCCTACATAAGTTATTGTTCTGAGATTAGTTTGGTTCATAAGATCAGCCTGTGTTATTTTCGATGAGTTCTTCAAGTTTCACCCTCTCTATAATTAAGTTTTTTAATGGGATCTGTATATACAGCAGTACATTTTCCTGACAGTTCCTACATCTCAATTGAACATCTAATAGAAGATACTTATGATCTTGTTTATCACTACTTCTATCATGTTGTATCGGATTGTGAATGTAGACATCTTTACTACCACAATGAGGACAACTAATGACCTCAGTGGCAATTAACCATTTATGGGAATTAACACGTTTTCTCATATCTGTAACCGTTGTATTTCAGCCTCTTCATCACATATATGTTGAGACTCTTCGTTCAGTCTGGGAGTGATACCACCCATAGCAGTACCTAAGTACTGGCAACCAGTGAGATCATCAGTGAATAGTCGCAGACCACTACGACCTTCTTCACTATCAGTACTGTCATACCCAATCTCAAATAGATTAGCTATGGTTACCCAGAATATGATGCCGAATACAAAATACATTATGAAGTCCTTAAAATCTTTTTTAAATTGTTGATAACTATTTAACATATCAGTTCCTTATTTGAGAATTGAAGAATAGACTTCTTATACTCTGTTGATTGAAGGTTAATGTGATAACCCTGAGAGTACATACGTCCACGTTTGTCATATTTCCAAGTGAAGAAGAATCGGTTACCTAACCCAAGCATTTCATCATATACAGAGCGTGATTTATGCTTCATATCATTGAATTGCTTAGTCTTGTCTGGGGTATCCAGAGTTTTATTAGGACATTCTTCGTACTCGAGCATATCTATATTCAACTCCCAAGGGATACGTTGAATGATATTGATAGCATCAAGTGCTTGGTTTTCATGATGATGGTTAATGTTTCCCAGTATCACTGAGCCAGTACCTTCCAGATAGCCACCATGTGCATTATCTGTCCATTCTTCAGGTTCCTGAATCATAGGAGGTAGATACATCGTTTTAGCAATGAAAGCCTCTGTATCGCTGCTGAGCTTGTAATTAGGCTTAACACCTAACGTACCAGTATCATTATCCGGACTCGTTGAGTGATACAGCGTATATAAGCCTGAGGCTTCACATACTGCCATTATCTCTGCAGCTGTTTTAACACCATCAAGTACTGCTTGGTATCCAAGACGGTTACCTATTTGCGTAGCAACAGACTGTATTGGGCTTAATTCTTTGATAGGTAATACAGCAATGAATACTTCCAGAGCTGCACTATGGCTATCAATACTTAAAGCTTCAATACGTTTAGTCTTAGTATCGTAGTACTTAGTATTGCGGTAGAACTCAATAGCTTTCACGCATGCATGAAATACCGGTGAGTCCTGACCTACATCAGCCATGACTACTTTACGGATATTTCTGCGTGAATATTTCTCTTCTATTTGTAACTGGTTCATAACTACCTACTCCACTAGTTGGTATTAATGTTTTGTTGCGTTAGAAGCTGCTTTAATAGCATCTACTACTATTTGTTCACTGTTATCAGCTTTTTCTTTAACATCGTCAGGTATTTTAATACCCACTTCTTCAAGAAACCCTTCAGGTACACCTTTACGGATAGCTACAGTTAGTAACGTACTATCAGCCTTAACTAAATAAACTATGTTATCTACCTTGTCTTTATTGTCTGGACTCTCCAGATCTTCTATTGCAAGTGCACCGAATATAGACATTAACTCGTCTTTAAATTCAGCCTTTGAGTAACCATGTTCTTTAGCTAGTTCTATCAGGGACTTCTTATTCATTATCTTTCTCCGGATGATGTAAGTACTTTGGTTCAGGCTTTCCCACAATGGGACAGAGTTCTTCAGTTGTATTGTCTTTACTATGTTCAGGATTTAACTCATGGCCACACCATTCAACATGATGTAACTCATTATCCACACAAACATACCAACGACAGGTAATACATTGTTCAAATGACATGACATTATCTCCACCAGAAATAGAGCACCCGAAGGTGCTCATATTTTTACTCTGTAGTAGTACCCGCAAGGATATTATCCAGAGTACCAGTTTCTTGCTGGCCATAAGGCTTAAACACAAGATCACCAGAAGCTAGTACAGCTTTCATGTTAGCTTCCAATTGCATAGCGTCCTGAGTAGTTTCAGGTAGGCGCTCATTGATTGTTAAAAACCCAACGATTGTACCATCCATAACGAGGCTGAAGCCTTTAGATGATTTTTTGTCGCCAGCTTTATTAGTTGATTGAACTTGTTCCATTGTAACTCTCCAGTTAAAAGTTGATTTAATTATCATTTAACAAAAAGAGAAGTTAAGCTGATAGATAGTCTCTATCACTCAGGTTAGAACGATAGGGACAGACTATAGTGAACTATCTGGTGTGGTGTGTAAGTGTAAAGAGAACTAAACGCCTGTTGCCAGGCGCCAGTTACTTAGTGAGCTAAAGAGTGCTTCACTGCTGATGGGGTTAAAGGTAGTTCACGAAAGAACTCATTTGATAACGCTGATTGGTTCTCAAACAAGATAGTTTCATTGATACTTAACTTACGAAAGTTCTGTTGTACATATTCTGCACCGAACTCATGAACGGCTACAGCTTCATCCCATACAACACTATTTTCATCTTCGACATATGCCATTTTAACTACTCCTACATAGTTATGTAATTAGAACATCCTTGTTTGTATACGAACCCAATACTATGGGTAAGGTACTAACGATATTAAGTGCATAGTACTCTTCACTTCATGTTACAAAAAGCAACTCTTACTACTTAGTCATACCCATTCAGGCATGCTTTAGCCTGAGTATTGTGATGACCATCATCTGCATGCCCATTGTTGATATACAACAGGTAATGCAAGAACTCATGCTTCATTGTATGGTTTACTCTAAAGTCTTCATTGGAGTGAGTACCACCCCATAAACCTATGAGATTAGGGTATGATCTAAATACTCCCCATGATCCGGATGTAGCACCAATAGTATCAAGACCAGCTTTATCAGTTATTACGATCATTAAACTATTGTTGTCCGGTACCGGATAACCCATACATTCAGCCATTAGTTGTAGATTGTATTCAATCTCATCAGCTGTGAAGGTAGTAATACCATAGTCTAATCGATACTCAATACCAATTGGAGTGATGAAGTCATGCTCCCAACCCATTCCCCAGTTATTCTCCGAATACGGTACGCACCCACTGGTTACTAGGTATAAGCTCGTGATGAGCAATAAGTTTATCAATTTCATTTTGTATTTCCTCAGGTACTTGAGTACCTAGTTGTTCATAAAGCCTATAGTAGTATCTACGACACTTCTTGCCTTTACGATATTTTAGATTATTAAGTAGATTAGTATCATTAAGTAGTACTGCTTGAATTATATCTTGCTCTATGAGCTCCATATCTTTCATGAAAGTACTACCACAGGATTCAGGATTGTAATACTTAGGTATCTCAATCATTTGTTTCTCCGTTGCTTCTTAGACTGTCTACCCTGATGCATCTTCTGCCATGATGGTTGTGGCATGTTATCAAGGTAATCTACATCTAGTATTGGTTCTACTAATGCATTTATTGCGTCTTCATCTTGAAGTAGTAAAGCTTCAGCTTTAGCCTTCTGGTATCTACGCATTGCAGCATCATATTTCCACTTAATGGTATAAATACGAGGTTGTGGTTTATTTGTAATATAATCCACATTATCCATGAACATACCATTGTATAGTTCCATGAATACAGAGTTCTTACTACTACCACGAGACAATCCTTGTACTCTTGCTTCATCCATATTCTTAGCAATATTAATGATCTGATTCATTGGGTATTTATGGTTGAATCTACCAGTCTTACTTGAATGGTTAGCCATTTCTGAACCTCCTATAAGGTATTTTGTACTTCTGCATTATGAAGTCAGGTATTTGTTTCTTACCATACACTTGTTCGAAGTATGTACGTGCAAGCTGCATCTTACGAGAGCGTATACGTAGTATTAACATCTCTTGATTACATAGTAATGCAGCAGCCATGTCTACATTATAAGCTTTCATTTGTTTATCAAATTGAGCTCTATTCATTTTATAGCCCCATTAATATTGGAAACCCAATAGTTTCTTCATTAGCATGCACAATGAAATCTGAATGGTTAGGGACTAGATCAGGTAATGTTTTAGACATCATATGTTGATGTATTATATCTATCACCTCATAGTAAGAATCTACCTCTACCTCTAACGTACCACTAGAGTAATACTTACCAGATCGTTTAAAGTATTCTAATTGTATTGTTAATGTCATTTTTATAGCTCCTAAGTTAGTGAGTACTAACTAACAGTTAATACCTATCAATAAGTTATTTACCATTAATAAATACAATGATATGTAACTTACTGATAAGTATAGTTATTGTGAAATGTGGGTATTGACAGATCAAATATCCATGATAGGCTGAACGTTATGCCGGCTGAACAAGAGATGTACTAATAAACAGTAAAGCTAAGGGTATCCAGAAGCTTAATACAATTAACATACATTACTCCTTACAGGCTTAGTAGCACAATCAAAACATCTGAATGTTCTCCAAGTGATTTGATGTATTCGATGTACGTTAGGCACACCACGACATACACCAAGCTTACGTTCTCGAGTCTTACGATAGGCAATGAAGTCTGCCTTATTACGAGTAGTATTCATTTTAATACTCATTAGTTTCTCCAAGTAATAGTTTTTTTAGTTTGTTTCGCTTCTTTCGACGTACTTCAATACGGTGGAGTTGTACTGATACTAAGTAAACAGCAGGCAGCATTATTACTGCCAGTGGATACTCATACCACTCAATGAAACGTAGAGCATATCTACTGTCTTTATTGAATAGTCTTTCAGGGTAGATCATGATGTACAACGTTGATGTGAAGTACAGTAATAGACTAGGTATAAATATCCCTAGCTCCATTAGTTATTCCTCACTAATCTAAGTTGTTTATACTTATTGATGTACTCACCAGCTTTGATTTTATTGTTTAAGTTATGGAATATGTGAGTATCGATAACGATATCCAATACACCACAATACATGTTGCCTGCGTATACTTTGAATGACATAGTAGTTCTCCAGTTGAGAGTTAATAACCCCGAAGGGCTATTATTACACTTTAGAAATGGTAGGTTCTAATATAAAGTTTTCAGGGAACTTACTAGGATCAATACCAACAGCATTGATATACTTTAATACCATTTCTATAGGTATGTATGGATATACTGTCCCAGTAGGATTATTAGAGTCTTCAGCATACTCTAACCATTCCAACGGTACATCGAAGGTAGGAAAACCTACTTCAACGGCTGTATATAGTGTAGCGAAGTCCTCACGAGGTTCAGAATACAAGTATTCTCCAGCTTGCACAGATAAGTCTGTACCATCCATAAGGACTAAGGCAGGTGAGGTATTACGAAACTGTTTACCAGCTGTTCTAACGCCTATACTACCCGCAGCATAATCAGATAGCTGTTGTAGGGTAAGAGTAATAGGTTTAATGGTTAAATCATTCATATTCTTTCTCCAGTAGTAGAAGAAAGCTCCGAAGAGCCTTCTTAATTAATTGTAAGGTTATCCATAATGATGGATAGTTAATGAAAGTACACAAGCAGGCTTAGAAGGATCATAGTCATGCTCCCCTTCTTCATGCATACAGTAGAATTCTTCATAATGTTCTACCATATCCATAATGAATTTAGTCTTAGTAAGACCAATACATTTAATGAAGTGATTCATGTTATCTATGATATAAGGTCTGATATTAAGGTCTTTAATAACCTTTTCAGTATTTAAGGCTACGTTTAAAGATAACCCTAATACACGACTACCTGAATAGAACTCACATGATTCCATAGGCATTACTAGTTTTACTTCAGTTGATTGTGACATGATGTATCTCCAATTAAGTATTAATGGGTTTGATTACATGATTAGTATTGAACTTTACTGGCGTAGCATTATCAGAAAGTTCATCTTCATTTACTGAGTTATGTTCTGAGTAGATGTATTCAACATCTTTAGGTGCATACCTATTTAGTGCACCCACAGCACATCTAATATCTAAATGACTATCATATATATCAAGCATGATAGGTGGACTATTTGTAATAGGATTACGTTTATACAGTATGTAAGCTTCAGACATTATTCTCTCCTAGTTAATTACTACTTAACAAGAAGCCACTGCTTAGTTGTACTGAACAGTACAGGTAGTACATGAGCTAACAGTAATAGTCTTTCGCGCTATCTTATGTGTTGTGTAAGTGTAAGGGTTTATACCCACCCCTTAGGGTGAGTATAGGTAGGCTACTCTGCTTCTGCTTTGAGTCTGCGTTGAGTATTTTCGGCTAAGCGAATCTTCTGCTCTGCATCTAGGTTATCCACTTCGTTCTCGACTAACATGACTGTCTTCTCGCATGTACGTGCTGTTGAAGTGATGACTGCAGTGATTGATGATACGATTGTCTTAAGATCTTGCCACATGATGTTATACCTCAGGTAATAGTTGGAATATTCCACTGTACAAAAAGGGGTTTAAAAAGGAACGTTATTGTAGTGCTGTAGGGGGGGTACTTCGCTACGGGATGCCTTCGCTCAGTAAGTACTACCATCACAAGTCAATATGAAAAATTTGAAAAACCTGTATAAGTAAATATTAATACTATCTGTATACGCCCGTGCGCGAGGCAATACTATCTACCAGGTCTTTCCCTTGGTTCAGAAGCGAAGAGTAATGAGGAGGAGATTAGGAACGACGAGCGAAGCGTCAGCGAGAGCGGAGTCGTGAGTAATCGGAGGAATCATTAATCTGAGTGCTTCTTATAAATAATAAATAATAAATATTATATTTAATTTGCCTAAACACACCCTCAATGCTATATTCCTTGTATGCCTATTTACGAACAGAATAATACAAAACATATAGAGCTTGAAGATGACGTTAGAGCTGTACCGTCTGTTGAAGATGGGAAGTTAATTATTAAAATTCTTAAGCCTGATAATACTGTACATACTAAAATTAAATTTAGTAAATTCTATTCGGCTCGTGACTTCATGCATCAGCTGAAGGAGATAACTGGTTATGATTGATGAATCTGGGTTAACTGAAGAAGAAAAGCAATCTAAGGTTGCTGAGTTTTTATGGGATCCTCAAAAATTAATACAGAAATTACGTGATGAATATGATGAACGTATTAGTATATTAGAAGGTGACATTATTGCTCTTAAGGCTCAAGTTAGTAATTTGGAAACTAAGGACATGAGTAACCAAGGTCCGGTAACCAGGCAAGAATTAGATATGCTTAAAAATAACATAATGAAAGCCATGTTTACTAATTACGACCTTCCATACCCTTACGGTAATATCCCTCAAAGCTAATGAATCCACTTAAAAATATGCCATCAATGAATGCACACCTGGAAGAAGAAATTAAGCAGGAAACTGCTAAGTTACTTATTTCCGATAATTTAGAGTCTAATGATTACAGAGAAAGTTTACCAAGGCTTTATATTGGTGAAGTTCCCCCTGATGACCCTAAAGATGATGATCACTGGTATTACTCAGGTTCAGAGCCCGGGTTATATGAGTATTACAGTGGTGAGTGGCTATACTTGAATAAAACCATATTTATTATTGGTAGAACTTTACGTGATGTATTAAGATCCTGGGCTTATGCCCGGGGACTACGCTTTCCGCATTATAAAATTATAAGTGATAACGTCATACGAGGTATAAGTGATGGTATCTGGATTAATTTAGGTGATAGTCGGGTTGATGAGCGAATTCAAAGAGAACTGGATCAACGTGGATTTAATGAATTGGATGGTAGAAGTCCAGAAGAAAGATTAACTGTACTGAGGGCTATAAACGATGGCTATTAATAGAAATATAGAGTTACAAGCTAAAATGGCAGCAAATCTGATACGTGGTATGAAAGACTTTAAAATAGAGCGTCCTGATAAGTTTATTCATGATGATGTAATGGATGCTATGAGTGGTATTACTGGGGTAAGAGAAACCATGTTCGGTAAACCAAAAGTACTCACTGCAGAGGAGAAAATAGAAAATCTTCTTCTCTACCCAGCTGGAGAACCAAAGATTTTTAGTGTTAGTAATTTTTATGGGACTCAGTTGATACGCCCTGAATTTACGGCATTAGTGAAAGGTTGTGAAGTATGAGTAATGAAAAACGTATGTTCGATAGAATCCGTGAAATAGGTAGGAATATACAATACCGGGATTATGAGAAAAAAGTAGCAGATCTTATGCAATCTACTGGGCCAGGTATAATACCGCCAGCTTCATCTAATAATCCTTTTGAAATGACAGATGAAGAAGTTAATCGGATAATGAGTACAGATCCAGCTAAACCTGGGAATAGTATGACAGCTATCTCTATTCGAATGGCTCAGGAAAGTCAATTAAATACACAAGAGCACTTCCGGTTACCTAATAATAAACTTAGAGAGTTATTTAGTGATGGTGAGTTCTGGGTAAATGCTAAAGATGCTGTAGCAGCCTTCACTTACTGGGTATTCAAGCAGAATCCTGACTTATTCAGAGATGATGACCTGCTTATGTCAATGAAAGTGCATGCAGCAATAAAAGCCTTCAGAAATTACATAGAAGGTAAAATAAAAGATCATATGCCCATTCCTTACCGGGAACTGGAGCATTATATCCATGCTATAGAATTTGAACGTATACCAGAAATTTTAGCTTTAAATCAAATCAGGCCTGAGTTTATCGACTTAGATGCCTTGGCTAGAAACGTTTTTTATATGATAATCCGTGAATCAATAACACAAGGTTAAGAACAAATGAGTGATTTAACAATAGACCAATTCACTAGAGCATTACCTAAAGGTGTTAAAACCAAGGTAAACCAGGAGATGGTGGATAACTTAAACGGTCTTATGGTTGACCAACAGTTAAGAGAGAACTTCAGGGACAATCTACTTAGCTTTACCGGTGTTATGTCAGATGGTAAGTACAAAATTAATGATTATATTAATGCTGTGCGTTATGTGAGCCATAAACTACTTGGTTCAAGTAATATTGAAGCTTATACCAAGACTTTCCCTGATAGATTTCAACGATTAGTCAATGAAGGGGCAGATGATAAGACTATTAGTAGTTATTGTGCCGCATATAACAAAACTCAGTTAGTAATGAAGATAACGGAGCAAACTCTTGTTCCTACGCATGTACTAAACGCAGATAACTTCCAGAAAGCAATTAATACTCAAGTTCAGCTCATGACTACAGCTAATAGTGAAAAAGTACGATCTGATGCTGCTAATAGTCTGTTAACTCACCTTAAACCACCAGAAACTAAGAAAGTTGAACTTGAAATTGGTATGAAAGAAGATAAAGCTATTAATGATCTTCGTGCTACTACTCAGGCTCTGGTAGAACAACAGAAGAAAATGTTAAATGATGGAAGTGCAACACCGCAACAGATTGCACATTCTGAAATTGTTATTGATGCTGAAGTAGAGGTAATAAATGAATAAAGATCCTTTGGGGAAAGATCAACATGATACCGGTGCAAAATTAGATGCCGGTAAACCAAGATTAGGGTTGGTTCTGGGTGGTTTCACCCGGGCATTAACTGAAGTTGGTAAAGTAGGTACCAAGGGGGCAGCTAAATATACTGACTTTGGTTTCCTTGAGGTACCTAATGGGATCGATCGATATACTGACGCAATGCAAAGACATTGGTTAACTGAGTATATTGAAGAATACGATATGGGTACAATTGAAGACCCAGGCACAGAAGAATTACATGCAGCATGCGTAGCTTGGAATGCTTTGGCCCGGTTGGAACTTATCATGATTGAAAAAGAGAAAAAGAAAAAAGAAAAATTAGATGCTTGGGGTACGATAGTTGATCCAAGATTTTTAGGTAAACCTGAAAATGCATGTGCTGAATGCGATACTTTAAGTTGTATCAATAATCATTTTAACAAATCTATGGAATTAGCTAGTGAATAATACCGGTGCCAATATAGGGCAAATTGATCTAGCAAAAATTGAAAAAGAAAATTTATTGTTAGGCACCCCTGGCCAAGCATTAACTGTAGAACAATATGTTGATGCTGTTAAGTACGGAGTGGAGGAGGGGTACATACCCAGTGACTTTGCTTTAGAGTTTGTTAATTTTATTAAATTAGTAAATGGTGCTGAAGGGGAAGAAAACTTAACCCCGGTATTACACTTTAAAATGCTTGATGAGGTCCGAGGGAAGAGACAAAATATTTGTAATATGCTCTTTCGTGGATCCGCTAAAACTACAGTCCTGGCTGAGTATTTATTTTTATACATTGGAGTTTACGGAGACATCCCAGAATTTGGTAGAGTAGATGTTTCACTATACGTATCAGATAGCATCGATAACGGTGTTAAAAATATGCGTAAGAATCTCGAGTTCCGTTATAACGATAGTGACTTCTTAAAAGAATATATTCCTCAGGTAAAATTTACAGATGTTCGCTGGGAATTTACTAACAAAGATGGAGTAACTTCAATTGTTAAAGGTTATGGTGCTAAGACCGGTGTTCGTGGAGCCAAAGAATTAGGTACTCGTCCTAAGCTGGCAGTATTAGATGACTTAGTTTCAGATGAAGATGCTCGTTCACCAACAGTAATAGCCAGTATTGAGGATACAGTTTATAAAGCGATCGACTACGCATTGCACCCAACTAAGCGTAAAGTAATATGGTCCGGAACTCCCTTTAATGCTCGAGATCCATTGTATAAAGCAGTGGAATCTGGTGGTTGGTATGTAAATGTTTACCCAGTATGTGAGCAATTTCCGTGTACCCGGGAAGAATTTCGTGGCGCCTGGGATGATCGATTTACTTATGACGCTGTACTGGCCATGTACCAGAAAGCACTCAATACTGGAAAATTAGATACATTCAATCAGGAAATGATGCTTCGTATCATGTCTGATGAAGATCGACTAATACAAGATAGTGATATTACCTGGTACTCCCGTAATCTGGTCCTAAATTTACGTGGAATGTTTAATTTCTACATTACTACTGACTTTGCTACCTCTGAGAAGACAAGTGCTGACTTCAGTGTAATATCAGTCTGGGCATATAACTCTAATGGCGATTGGCTCTGGGTTGATGGTATTTGTAAGAAGCAATTAATGGATAAAAATATAGATGACCTCTTCAGATTAGCCCAAGAATACCGGCCTCAGGCAGTTGGTATTGAAGTATCTGGTCAACAAGGTGGATTTATACCTTGGATCCAAGAACAAATGATTGTTCGTAATAATGGGTTCACCTTGGCATCAGAAAATAATAATGGTAAGCCGGGCATTAAACCAAATACAAATAAGATGGAACGATTCAATGTTGTTGTACCTTGGTTCAAAACAGGAAAGATATGGTACCCATCAGAAATGCGAAAGGATCCTATAATCGTTGAGCATATGAATGAACTCAGGTTGGCTACCCCTAAAGGATTTAAAAGTAAGCATGATGATTGTTTAGATACTATTTCAATGTTATCTGTACTAAAACCCTGGAAACCTAGTAGTGTAGCGCCTGGCGCCAATGATGATTCTAGTATGTGGGAAGATGATGATGATAATGCTTCATCTTATGATTCATATATAGTTTAATTGGTTTTTATGCGATTTGATGTATATAATAGCTATCATGAATTAACATTAATCCAGGCTATGACATGAAGCTATCAGAAATATTTGAATACTTATCTTATGGGGAATTGTCGCAATTAGCTATAGGTAGTGCTGATGATGGTGGAATCCAGGCTAGAGACTACCCCAAAGTTATTTCTTACGTAAACCTGGCTATGATAGAAATATATAAGAGGTTTAGCCTAAGAGAGAAACAGGTACTTATTACATTAGATGATAGTATTACAGAATATATCCTAAATGATGATTATGCTGTATCTAATGTTGACTCTGTTGAACCAATTAAATATATAACTGATACTATCAGTTCTCCCTTTACTAATGATGTACTTATGATTGTACGAATTGTTGACGCTGATGGGGACGAATTCCCACTTAATAGCATTGATGATGAACTATCCTTATTTACTCCAAATCCCACTACCGTATCAATGTCATATCCAGAAGATGAGACAACGATGACTATAACGTATCGTGCGTATCCAGATAAAATTGCTCTAACTACTGCTACCCCAGAAACCATAGAAGTAGCTTTACCAGAACAATTATTAGAAGCCCTATTATCTTACGTAGCTCATCGAGCTTACAGCTCTATGAATAATAGTGAAGCTACTGAAGGCACTACTTATTACAGTAAATTCTTAGCTGCTATACGTACTGTTAAGGAAACTGGTGGAATTCTTAAAACTTATACTGATAACTCTAGATTAGACGATAACGGATGGGCTTAAGGTTTTATGAGGGTGGATTTACAACGTGTTATTACTAGCTTCTCTGGTATTCCCTATAAAACTGAAGAAGGTAAAGATGCGACAGTTAGGTATTTTCTCCAATATTCCTTTGATAAAGCTAATCCAAATGATGCTAAATTAAGCATTAATGAACAACTTAAATTATATTCAGTAGCTAAACGATTAGCTACTAAACGTAAAACAATAATAGTAACAGCTGATGAAGCTCAATTACTATGTAACCGGTTGAGTATGTTTAGTATCCCTATTATCGGGGCTATAGCAGAACTCTTCCAAATTAAATATGAGCAAATATAGATACATACAGTATCAAGCTCTAATCAAAGGTAATGTAAAATGAAAGTAAATCTAAATACAGTTATTACAAACTTAGCAGGTGCAGCCTATCAAACAGACAATGGTAAAGAAGCTACTCTGAAATATTTTCTCACCAAAGCTTTTGATTCCATAACTGAATCAGATTCACAGACAACATTAAAACAAAAGTTAGAGTTATATGCCCTGATTAAGAGAATCATGGCAGCTAAATCTACAATAGAATTAAGTAAAACAGATATAGAAAAAATTATGGAACGTGTGAATATGTTTAGTATTCCAGTAATCGGGACAATATCAGATTTACTCACAAGTAAATAACTAATAACAGAGAACCATTATGGCTGGTAATGAAGGTAAAAGTCTTGACGAGTTAAAAAGTTTAGAAACATTATGTAGGTTGAATGAACAGAAGCTCAAATTCCAAGATAAAAATTTAGACTTACTCAGGACCGAGAATCAAGAAAGAAGCCAAAGGGAAGAAGCCGCTAATAATAGATTGGAAGCAACCTTATCTAGGTTATTTGGAAAAATCGATGAGGTTAAGGCTGAGATGGGGAACTTCCGAGAAGAAATAGATGCTAGAGTAGAAAAATGCAGCGAAAAAATGGATAAAAAGATTAACGCTACATATGTTACAAAGGTAGAGTTAGCAATTATGACACAAAGAATCACTTCCAGAATTACATGGATAGGGGCTCTTATTACTGTAGCCATATTAGTCGCTAAATTCTTATTTCCAGGAGCAGTTATATAATGGTAGAACAAACTTGGGAACATTTCCCGCAACATGAATTAGATTGTCCATGTGGCTGTGATGGTCGTATGGATTCTTATTTTATGGATGATGTAGTTGTTCCTATGCGTAAAAGCTTGGGCTTCTCAATGGCTATACCTAAAGGTGGCGCCTATCGCTGTGAATATTACGATGGTAAACCAGGTGGAGCACATCAAGGTAGAGCCATTGATATAATCTGTTCTTCACGGGAGCGCTTTCTTATTATTGATTGGCTCATTCGTAGAAATATTCGTATTGATAATGGTAATCTTCGAGGACGTAAAGTTACTCGTATTGGTATTAATAATGGTTCAATCCATATTGATGATGCTGATAGTGATTATGGTAAATCTGAAATGGTTGTATGGGATTACTACAAATGATTACTAAACTAAGAGAATCATCTACACTTGTATTAGTTGTTACATCCTTAGTCATTATGAATTATAAGTATTTTACTATGACTGTAACACCTACATTAACAGAATATGCAACTGCTACTACAACTATATTGGCTATATGGGTAGGTAGAGAATGGCGAGCTGCTCATTATACTAAGGCAGATACTAAATGACATTCACATTAGGTCCAGCAATGCGTGTAGCAGTATATTCAATTATCCTGGCTACTATCATTGGTACTAGTGCTACAGTTGGATGGTATGGGCATGCATTTTTTGGTGCACATGCAGAGTTATCTGTAGTTAAATCGGATGAAATTGTATCTAGTAAACTATCCAAAGTAGAAAAGGAGCGATTAGATGTTATACATAAAAAAGAAGCTAATTTTGTTGATACTTCTACATGTGGTACTATTACATTCGACTAGTTGTACTAAAGCTATATCTCGTGGTCATGAACTAACAACTAATTGTAAATATGCAATAGTTGAAAAAGGACAGACTACCCTTAGTAATTTAGGATTCGCTAACGCTAAAAATAGAGTGTATCGAGACACTTGTAATGCTAAGTGGAAACAAATAAGGGATAAACAATAATAATATGACTGTTGATGTTCAAAAATATGCTGATCCAGATGTAGTAGGTGGTAATGCAGACGGTTCGAGCTGGGCTAATGCCTACTCTACTGTCGATGCAGCATTAGCTGTTGAATGTGCAAATGGACAAGACTATTCTAATATTAATGAAGCTTCTGTTACCGTTACAACTGCCTTTACCACAGCGAATCAAACCCTAACATTCACAGGTTCAGGTGCAACTGCTAGATTTATATCTCTTATTGGTACAACCCTACAGTATGAAGTGCTTACAGGTACACCACTTGGCACAGATACTACAATTACAGGTGCGACTGAGGGTAGTGTAACCCTTAATACAATTGATGATACCAGTGGTGGTACGGTAACTATAAACTTCCGTAATAGCGATACCACACTAATCTCACATGCATCTACTACCATAACGGACGCAACTAATCGTTTAATCATTAAAGGTGATTTTGCAGCAGCCCAATACGATAGTACAAAATCTGAAATTAGTGTGGGTAATGCTACAGCGATTACACTAGATACAGATTATGTAACGTTTGAAGGTTTTCAGATTCTCTGGGCGCCAACCAGTAATTCAAGACGCGGTATATCATGGACAGGTACAGGTAAATTAATTCGTCGCAACATGTTAATGAAATGTGCTGCTACTGGCGGTAACTATATTCGTGGAATTTATTGGGCTAATGGCGATGTTGATGATTTTCAACTTATCGAAGTAGATATAAAGCGTGGATCAAATGATTATATCGCCTCTTACAACGGGTCAACCAACAAAACCCACAGACAATATAACTGTGTTCAAGATAACTGTTATCGAGGATTATGGAATAATTCATCTGTTGCAACTGTTGCGAAAAATGGTGCTTATAACTGTAATACTGTTAGTGGTGGAACTGGTACAGTTACTCTTACAAACTGTGCAACTGCAACGGGGGTAGGAACAAATCCTGTCACAGTATCAGACTGGAATGATCCTTATTATTTTGACAATCGCTTCCTTCAAGATTATAAATCAGGCTGGCAGTCAGAGTTTATAAATGCAGGGGTCGGTTCGTCTACTGATGCTGATGTGCCGTCTGAAGATATTTTCGGAAATACGAGACCAGCATCTACAACTACTGATATTGGCGTACATTATGACGCTACACAAAACACCGGCAATCCATTAATAGAATTAGCTTTTGATGACGTATCTGGAGCAGTTTGTGCGAACACTTATGACTCACGATTTAATGCTGTAATAGGAGAAGTGCTAACAGTAGGTAGCACGTCATCAGCCCAGCCTGAATATCAGTCTTATGCAGAGGACGGTACTTACGCTTATGTTGCAGGTGGTGTCGGCCCTACTGTTGTCCAGCGTAATCTAGCGCTTGATACAACAATAGATAGTAATACAACACCAATGTCCGGCTTACCGACCTCCCCTAATGTTCCAAGCTCTATCGGTGGTACTCAGCACTATAACGGCAAGCTTTATGCATCTGCTGGCTATTACAGTGGGCCAACGTGGACAACTATGGTAATAGCTGCGTATGACACAACATTAACTAATTTACCTGTTGATCATTATATTGACCTGGCAAATGAAAATTTCCCAGCTTCTGGTGTTGCGATTGATGATACTGATGGTGAAGCTGTTGTAGTTAGTTATTCTTATGGAACAAAGTTTTGGCGTTATGATTTAACATCACCATATAATTTTCTTGGTACAGTAGATTCTGACATTCGAATAGCGTGTAATGGTGCATTTTACGAATCAACATCTGACAGTATCTATGCCGTTGCTAAAAATCCATCAGCTACTACTGGAGCTGAACGAATTTATGAATTTGATATGGATGGAGCTGTTGTAGGTTCTTGGTGTGATCCCGCTGCCAATGAGCTAGAAGATATTGAGTTTAATGGAACAAGCTTTAAATGTAACAGTTACCCCTCATATAAAGTTCGTACATATACTAAACCAGCTGTACCTACTAGATCTGCTGGTAGCTTTCATTTAAATGAGAAATACTATGTAGATATTTTTGCAAAGATTCCTGATGAATGTACATTTATCATGGGAATTAAAGCGACTGCATTTAAGGCCAGTAATACGGTCATGGATAGTCATTTCAGTTCTGGTTATTGGGCATGTGATATAGATGCATCCGGTGTTTTTAGTTTTAATATCGATGGATTGAATCCAGTTACATATACATTGCCAAGTGCAACTACAGAATATAAGGTTGCAATAACTATTGGTGGTTCAGGTGCTAATCGAACCGTTAAATTATATGTAGATGACATCCTTCGAGATACTCAAACACAGACCTGGCAAGATCCACCTACTCATTGGTGGTCCTTGGGTGCAGGTAATGATAATAATACTGTTAGTGATCTTGAGTTCTTTTACTTTATGTTTGATAACTCAGAGTATTCTAGTACCGAGGTTAGCAATTACACTCCACCAACAGCTCCTAGTAGTGGTATACTGCCATTAATGATGAGTTACATATAGAGATTAACTTATGCACAATTATTTGATCAAGAAAGGAACGACTGACGTATCAGTAGAATTGCGTATAGTTGACTCAATAGACGGCACACCAGAAACCGGTGTTGTTTGGAATACGGCTGGTATCGATTTGCAATATCGACGAGACGGAGCAGCCTCAACAGCAATTACAGAGGCAACACTCGCAGCACTCACTACAGCACATACAGACGGTGGCTTTTTACATATTGGCAATGGTATCTATCGATTTGATTTGCCAGACGCAGCTTGCGCCTCTGGTGTCGATAAGGTTGTAGTTCACGGCACTGTTACCGGCATGGTGGTTATCGGGTGCGTGATTCAGCTTACTGATATTGATATGTTTGATGGTGTAAGAGCAGGCATGA